GGTCCCGGCCGGCGAGACGGTCCTGTCGATCTCGGCCCGTGACGCGAAGCGCTGCGGCCTGACCGAAACCCCCTGACCGCTTGGCGTCGTGCCCGAGTGTGACGGGCACGGCCCTGGCAGTCCGACCACCGACCCTGATCCGTCACCACAACCACCAGAGAGGACCAGCGCCTTGCCGCGAAACCGAATCAGCCGGACCGAGCAAAAGAACACCGACTACCAAGCGGCCGTGAACCGGCAGTACCTCGCCGGCCACAGCGACACCGAAGCCGAACGAGTCAACGCCATCACCGCCCTGTACACCCAGGGCATCGCCATCGACGGCTACCCCATCGACTGGCCCGGGGACCTCAAATGGATGGCGGCCTACGACGGCGACCTCCCGATCGGTCTGCGGTCGCAGCCGTTCATGGACTACTGGACCCGTGAGCACGTCTTCACCGTGGTCGAGTTGGAACGCGGCGGGCGGGCGGTTGTCCATGACCACCGCCGCGATGATGACACCACGGTCGCTGCGGAGGGCGGTTTCGCGGATGCGGTGCGTGTCGCCGATCAGATGATCGCGGACGAGGCGACCCAGCGCAGGGGACGCCGCCGCTAACCCACTCATCCGTCTGGACGAAACGCCGTGAGGCGTCGCCGGAACCGAGACCGGCCTGAATGAGTCCCCGACCACCGAGGAGACCAGCGCCGTGAAGTACATCCTGCTCCGCGTCAACAACGACGCCGAGGCGCAGCGGCTGATCGAAGACGCCACCGAGTACCCGGACTCACCGCTTCTGACCCCGTGCCAGGAGAACCCGGTCCACGCTGAGGTGGTCCAGGTCGAGAACGAGAGCGGCGTCTTCGAGACCCTGCCAACGAGGAAGGCGCGATGAGCGACCTTGGCCGCCGCCCGGAGTGCGTGTACCGGTGCGCGTGTGGCAACGAACGCGTCCTGCCTGCGCGGCCAGCCCGGGGGGCGAAGTGCCCGAAGTGCCACGATCGGATGACCTACGTACCCGGACCACGGAAGGCGACCACGTGACCGAACTGGTTCCCACTTCCCCGGCCGCCAGCGAGGACCGGGGCGAGTGGGCCCGCACTCGCCACGCCGAGGGCTGGACATTCGACCAGATCGGTGCAGGGCTCGGTGTCACCCGCGAACGGGTACGCCAACTCGTCCGCTCCCCCGCCGTGCCGGTGCCCGCCGCCGACACGGTGCTGCCGGGTACGGCCGAGCGGATCGCCAGCGGCGTGCCAGCCAACACGAGCCGCGCCTACGCCGGAGTGCGACGGCAGTTCGAGGCATGGTGCACGAGCAACGGACGTGTCCCCTACCCCACTGCGGCCGGGACCCTGGCCGACTACACCGCCCACCTGGCCGACCTCGGCCGCGCCACGAACACGATCAAGCATCACCGCGGCGCGATCTCCGCGTTGAACCAGGCCGAGGGCTTCCCGCCGCTCAGCAAGGAGGTCACGCTGCCCTCGCGGCTGGTGCAGCGCGGCCACCAGCGTGACCTCGTCGACGCCGGGCGCCGCGAGAAGAAGGCACCCCCGATCACCCGGGACCGCCTCCAGCTCATGTCCGCGGCCTGTAGCGACCCGCCGACACTGGCCGGGAAACGGGACCGCCTGCTGCTGGTCATCGGGTGGGCGCTGGCCGGGCGCCGCTCCGAGCTGGCCGCGCTGCGCATCGAGGACGTCACCGTCCAGGACCGCTACCTGGACGTCCTCATCCGCACGTCGAAGACAGACAAGGACGCCCACGGCGAGCTGGTTCCGGTCCCGGCCGGCGAGCACGTGGACACCGACCCGGTCGGGCTGCTTCACGACTACCTCGCCGCGCTGGCCGAGCGGGGTGTGACCAGCGGGTATCTGTTCCGTTCGGTCACCCAGAACGACACGCTGTACCGCTACCCGAAGATCAGCGGCCACGCCATCAACGAGATCGTCAAACGCGCCGCCCGTGAGGCTGGTCTGGCCCGCTGGTGGGAGTACTCGGCGCACGGCCTGCGCGCCGGATTCGCCACGCAGGCCGAGTCCGACGGCGTGCCGATGCCGCTGTGGGCCGGGCACGGCCGCTGGAACCCCCAGTCCCCCGTCCCAGCGGGCTACGTCCGGGCGGCCGACCGGATCCGCGACAATCCGCTCAAGCACATGAAGATGTGACCGTTTCCTTATGTACCAACGAAATCCCATCCGTCACCACAAGGAACAGGAGAAGGACCCATATGGCCAGCATCTCGCAGACGTTCAACCTGTCGCCGCTGCCACCCGACCCTGGCGGCAGCAGGAGCAGGGCCTACCGGTACGGCTGTGCCTCATGCGACGCCGTCCAGATCCGGTACGCCAAGAAAAACCCGGCCCCGCGGTGTCCGAACGGGCACGGCCGCACCGCCCTCATCCCCCGCCGCTAGGTCCCACATCCCATCCGTCACCACACTCGGACAGAACGGAGATCACCCTCCATGAACCAAGCCCTAACGGGCGCGGCCGTCACCTTCGCGGTCGTGCTGCCCACACTGCTGGTCGCCCACAACGTGGCCGACCACTGGGTCCAAACCTCCCGCCAGGCGATCCGCAAGGGACACGCCGGTTGGGTTGGTCGCCGGGCGTGCGCTGGGCACGTCGCCTCCTACACGCTGGTCACCGCGGCCTCGGTTGCTGCGATGTGGTGGCTGTTCCGGCTGCCGATCAGCCCCGCCGGGTTCGTAGCGGGGCAGGCGGTGTCGGCGGTCACCCACTACTGGGCCGACAGGCGCGGCACTCTCGCCGCGCTCGCGCGCCTCGCGGGCAAGGGCGAGTTCTGGACGCTCGGCGCGCCCCGCCCGGTCAAGGCGCTGACCCAGGACAACCAGCTGGTCAGCTTGTGGGACATGAACGGGTTCGAGGTCCCCGCGATCGACAACCCGACCCTCGGCACCGGGGCGTACGCGCTGGACCAGTCCTGGCATTGGCTGTGGCTCGCGGTGGCGGCTGTGGGGACGGCGGTGGCCTGATGCCCTACTACCGCACCCGCACCCGCACCCGCACGCCTCGCCGCCGCCACACCGCTACGGCCCTGGCCGTCATCGCCGCCGCGATCGCCTTGGTCGTCTACACCATGGCCCACAGCTCGCCGACGTCGGCGAGCACCACACCCACCGCGGCCACCACCCAGCTCGGGGCGCTCCCGGTCGCCGCGGACGGCAGCATGGCCGGCTACAGCCGTGACCGGTTCGGCGACGGGTGGGCCACCCAACCGGATGGCTGTTCGACTCGCGTCGATGTTCTCGTGGACCAGTCCACCGCCACGGTCACCCGCCACCACTGCACGGTGACGGCGGGCCGGTGGGTGTCCCTGTACGACGGCCTCACCGAAACCGATCCGCACGCCTTGGACATCGACCATCTGGTGCCGTTGGCCGACGCCTGGCGCGACGGTGCCGCGCGCTGGACTGCGGCGCAGCGGGAGGAGTTCGCCAACGACCTCGACGGCGGCGAGCTGGTCGCGGTCACCGCGCACTCGAACCGGTCGAAAGGCGACGACGCGCCACCGATCTACGAGCCCCCGAACCGCAGCGAGGACTGCGCCTACGCGACCGGCTGGGTCCTGGTGAAGACCCGCTGGCATCTGACCGTCACCGCCAGCGAGAAGACCGCGCTCGCCGCCATGCTCGCCACCTGCGGTCCCGACACGAGATGACCCAGGACCATGCCAGACGCGTTCGCGTGCGGGACATGACCGCTGGCATGCCGATCTACGCGTGGGGCCGCTGGGTCACCATCAAGGATCGGCTACCGCGCCCGGACTCGCCGAAACTGCGGGACCGTCGCCCGTGGTGGTACGAGGCAACCGTCATCGAGACAGACGGCACCACCACCGAGCACCTTGACCTGTACGACGACCACCAGGGCTACCCAACCCGCTAACCACCAGGAAGGAACCACCACCACCATGAACCGTCGGACCGAACCGCTCGACCCGGAGACCATCGTCGGACAGCACTTCCCCCTCCACGGGCCGTACAACGAAGACCTCACCTACGCCGCCGGCGGCACGCTCTACGAGACCGTGCGCTACTTCAACTACGCCACCGGCCAGGGAGCCCAGACCGCACTCCCCTACGCCTCAACGGCCAGCCACCTTGTCAGCAACATCCACGGCGCCGTCGCCATGCTGGACCAGACGTTCCGGCAGTTCGAACAGCGGTGCGTCGACTTCGCTGGCGACCCGACGCTGTACGACGCCACCAACCGCAGGGGCGGCCACCAGGCGGCTGTTAATCGTGCGTCGAGCGCTCACGCCGCACTGGAGGAAGCCCAGCAACACGCCGCACGGCTCGTCGCAGCCCTCGCCCGGGCGCACTCCGACCTCAACGCTCTCGGCCACAGTGACGGCGGTGAGGCGTGATGGCGAGAGCGCACGAACTCCCCACGTGGAATGAGATCGTCGGCCACTCCCTCGAACACCTCGACGCGGCGCGGTCCATGCTGTACGCGGCCGAGAACGGAACTGGTCGCCGTCGTTGACCAGAAAACTGCCAAGGCACGTCGGTAGCATCTGCGGCGTGCCTTGGCAGTGGTATCGACCTGACCCGCCGTTGTCGCCTGCTGACCAGTTGGCAGCCCGTCTGGCGCCTCACCGCGCTGCGATCCGCGAGGCACGCGAGGAGATGGAACGCGCCGCAGCCGAGCAGGCTGGCGGGCTGCCACGGTTCGACCTGTCCTCGCGCTGCCCGCGTTGCCGGCTGCCCGGCGATGTGGAGCACCACCACCTCGCCGGCCAGCGCGCCGACCCTGTCCACGGTCGCGTGATGGCCCGGGAGTGCCGCGCGTGTGGCCACACCTGGGACGAGGCTGACCCGCCGTCGTAGCGGCTGGTGGCGGTACCCGCTCGTATGGTCCGGCGTGTGACGCTCCGTCACGCCGATCAGCGGGGAGGCGCCTACCGTGGCCCACAGCGACATGCCACCCCAGCTCAAGAAATGGGCGCTGCACGGCGCGGGCGCAGCGGAGATCGGGTGGGGCGCACCTGACGACTACTACCGCTGCCTCGCCGTCATGGGCCGCCACGTCCCGGCCGAGATGGTGCATGGCCTGTGCGGCAACCTCCACCAAGAGGCCACCGGCATGTCGACCGCAGAGCACACCAAAGCCCTCGGCCTGAAGGGCAAAGACCACCCGCACACCACAGCCGAACTGCACGCCGCCAAAGCGAACGGGCGCCTCTGATGGCAGCCACCAGCCGCCTCCCGATCCGCATGCGCCTCGGTGACACCGCCGAGTACGAGGTCGGCCACATCGAGATCCCCGTGACCTCGGAGGGCACCGTGCACATCGTCCGGTCCCGCCTGGCCGAGGTACTACGCGCGGCCGCCGACCTCATCGACACAGACGCCACGTAACCCACGGCCCGCCCCGCTCCCCTGCCGGTCCACCACACCGGCCACCACCAGGAGGAACCACCGCATGATCCACACCACCGTGCGTGGGACGAAGGACCCGGGACATGCCCGGCGGCGTTGAGCCGTGGCGAACGCCGATCTATACCAACGCGGGGTTCGCCGAGGAGCAGCGGGTCTGCTACACCCTCCGCCTGGCCGGGCACACCATTCGGCAGATCGCCGACCAGACCGGCCTGTCCAAGTCGACCGTCGCGAGGCGGTTGGAGTGCGAGATCCGGGAGACCGTTGACCCGCTCCGCGACGAGTACAAGCGGGTCGTGCACGACCGGTACGAGGCGCTGTGGAAGCGGACCGTGCAGATCATCGAGACGCCGCATCCGGTCGTGTCCGACGGGCGTGTGGTGCGGGAGGTCGTCGGCGAGGAACCAGCCGAGCTGGACGACGGGGGGAAGAACCCGCGCGCAGGGAAGCCGATCTACGGGGAGCCGCTGATCGACCACGGGGCCACGCTCACTGCGATCGCGCGGGGTGAGTCGATCCTCGGCCGGTTGATGGATCTGCATGGGCTGAAGGCTGCGGTGAAGGTGGACGCCACGGTCACCGAGTCGCCGGGCGAGTTCGGCTTGGAGGTCATCGAACTCATCAACACGGCCAAGGCTCAGGACGCTGCGAACGCTTCTCGCCTCGGCGACGAACCGAATCGGACATCGCCGTGACCTGCGGGAAGTCTCCATCCGTCACCGGCGGGCAAGACTGATCTTGAACCGCTCCACCCCATCTGTCACCACACTGATCGGAGACCACCCAGCGATGCCCCGACGCATCTTCTACGACTTCGAATTCATCGAGGACGGCAGCACCATCACCCCGATCTCGGTCGGCATGGTCGACGACGCCGGCCGCGAGTTGTACGCGGTGTCGACCGACTTCGACCCCGACACCGCGAACGAGTGGGTACGGCAGAACGTGCTCGCCCAACTCCCGGACCGCTCCGACCCGGCATGGATGCCGCTGGACGGCATGCGTGCGCGGGTGTTGGAGTTCCTGGCCCCGACCGCGAGTTGGGAGGACCTGGAACTGTGGGGCTACTACTGCGCCTACGACCACGTTTCCCTCGCCCAGTTGCTCGGCCCGCGGATGATCGACCTGCCGCGCGGGGTCCCCATGTTCACCCGCGAGCTGATGCAACTGTGGGACGCGGTTGGGCAGCCACCTAAACCCGAGCAGCACGGCGAGCACAACGCACTCGCGGACGCCCGCTGGAACCGGGCGATGTGGCTCATCTGCCAGGCCGAGTCGCAGCCACAGAGGTACGTAGTAGGGATGTCCAAGTGACCACGGAACACGTGCCCACCGACCATCGGGCCGAGGCCCAGGAGAACCTGCGATCGGTCACCAATCTGGGCGGCTACCCGCAAGACGGCGACAGCCAGACGATCGCAGGCTTGCTCGCGGCGATGACCCACGCGCTGCTGGACATCGGCGACCAGATGCGGGCCAACGCGCCCGTGCAGCTCGAACCACTGCTGGCCGAGCCGGTCCAGTTCGCCGAGATGCCGCTCTACCCTGGCCCGTGTCCAGCCTCGCAGCCGCTGGCCGAGGAACTCGGCGGCCCGCTCCTGTGCACCCTGCGCGCTGGTCATGCTGGGGACCACGAACACCAAGAGGACGACGAGCCGGGGCTGTACGCGCGGTGGTCGCAGTGACCGACGCGCAGCCGGACGAGGTGCGGGTGGTGCTGCTCAAGCCGGGCGATGTCCTGGCGATCGGCAACGTCGGCCAGGACGTGAGCGAGGCCGATGCGGAGGCGATGTCCCGCTTCCTCGATGCCGTGGGTCTGCGCGCTGTGTGGGTGTTCCCTGGTGACATCACGCTCGACGTGATCCACGCAGCCACACCGGGCGCCGCCGAGCGGGAGACGTGATGGCCGACGATCCTCTGCTGTCGGCCGTGCGCAAGTTCGGTGCAACGATTTCCATCCCGGCCGAGGTGCTGGCCGACTACCCAGCCTGCCGACCCGGCGACCGCCCAACAGCGCCGCGAGGAAAGCCAGGCATGGCACCACGCCCAACTCGCGGCGCACATCGAACTGGCCGCAGAGGTCACACACCCGATCGCCGGTGAGGTGCTCTCCCTGCACGCCCCGGTCCGCGACAACACCTACCCGTGGTTGATCTGCAACGGCTGCGACTACGGCGGTATGGAGTCCGAACCGCCGGAGTGGCCGTGCCGCACCTACACGCTGGTAGCCGACCGCCACAACTGGCAGTTCGAAGGCTCGTCCTCGCAGCCGACTCTGGTCCGACGAACCACCGAGCCAGGCGGGTAGCCCGGTGACTGCCGTTCAGGACGTGCCCACGGCCGGCCCGCTCTACGGGGAGCGGGCCGGCCTGTTCGTGCTGGACGACTATCTGCGGCAGTTCAACCCGCGCATGTTCGCGGTGGCGGAGTGCCGGCGGCTGTTGACGCGCCTGGATCCGCTGCTGTTCGCGCTGGTCTATCTGCCTCACCACCTGCGCGGCGCGGAGACCGGCGAGAAGGTCACGTTCAGCGAGTTCCACCTCGACGTGTACGAGGAGGCCCTCAAGTGGTCCGTGCCGGGAGCGCTGCCCGCGCAGGACCGCGACTGCTATGTCGCGCCGCGTAACGCGGGCAAGTCGACCCTGTTCTTTCTGATCCTGCCGATATGGGCCGCGGCGCACGGGCACCGCAAGTTCATCGCCGCGTTCGCCGATAGCGGGAACCAGGCCGAGCAGCATTTGGCGACGTTCAAGATGGAGATGGAGCAGAACGACCTGCTCCGCGAGGACTTCCCCGAACTGTGTACGCCGATGCGGACCCGTTCGGGCGGGGCTGTGGCGAACCGGCAGTCGATGTACATGGCCGAGTCGGGGTTTGTGTTCGGGGCGAAGGGCATCGACAGCAGCAGTCTGGGCATGAAGGTGGGTCGGCGCCGCCCGGATCTGATCTTGTGCGACGACGTAGAACCGGACGAGTCGAACTACTCGCCGTATCAGAAGGAGAAGCGGCTTTCCACCCTCACCGACGCCGTGCTCCCCCTCTCGGTTTTCGCACGTGTCGTCCTGGTCGGGACCGTCACGATGCCCGGCAGCATCGTCCACGACTTGGTCAAAACCATCACCAAGCCCGGCGAGGAAGCCCCGGACTGGATCGCGGATGAGAACTGGCGGGTGCACTACTACCCGGCGATCCTCACCGACGACGACACCGGGCAGCAGCGGTCGTTGTGGCCGGCGAAGTGGTCGCTGGCGTGGCTGCTGTCCATCGCGCACACCCGCTCATACAAGAAGAACTACGCGAACGACCCGATGGCCAGGGACGGGGTCTATTGGAACGAAGAAGACATCGTCCACCACGAACTACCCGCGCTGACCCACCAGATCATCACCGTCGACCCCGCCGTCACCAGCAAGGGCACGTCGGACTACACGGCGATCGCGGTGATCGGCTACTCGGCGCACCACCAACGGGTAGTCGTGCGGGCCGCGTGGGCGATCCGCATCCAACCCGGCGAACCATTGCGCAAACGGATGCTCGGCATCCTCGACCTGTACCCCGAAACCCGCGGGATCGTCGTTGAAGCCAACCAGGGCGGCGACACCTGGAAAGCGTCGGTGTTGACGGGGATGCCGGTGCCGGTCCGCACCGTGCACCAAAGCGAACCGAAGGAGGTGCGGGCGGCGCGGCTGTTGAACTGGTACCAGACCAAACCCCGCATCGCGCGTGCCCCCGGCGCACCCACCACACCGGCCGTGGCTGCCAGTTCGGCCGGCCCAGCATCGCCGTACGCGGACCTCCCGTACGTCGTCCACGAACAAGCCATCCCCCAGCTTGAGGAACAGTTGGTGGGGTTCCCCAACGCCGCACACGACGACCTCGTTGACACTGTCGGCACAGGAGCGGACATCTTCCTCGGCCGGAAGAAGAAGTCGGGTGTGCGGTTCTCGCTGCCCGGCGCTGACCTCGACGAGGACTGACCGGCACGCCGTGCATTGCCCGCTTTACGCTCCACCTCGACACGTGTATAGTCAGGTTTACACGAGGACAGGAGGACGACATGGACGCAAGTACGAAGGCCCAGGAAATGCTCAACGCAGTCCGCGCCGGCAAAACCCTCTTCTACCGCAACGCCCAGTACTGGGACGTCGTCGGCCCGGCCCGCCAGATCCAGGTCGGCAGGGACGTCATCGTCACCAAAGCCGACGGAAGCCTCGCCGAGGTCCACATCACGAACGTCACCGGCACCTATGAGAAGCAGGGCGTCGCCTACGCCACCGCCGAGGTCAATCACATCCGCAACCTGCGCCCTGCCCGCATGGCCGCCGACACCGACGCCTACCGCGAGGTCTACAGCCCCGTCTACGGGCGTGGCCGCGTCTACAACGTCCAGCCGGGCGCCACCCAGTACGACGACGGCTCCGGCAACTACAACGTCCAGATCTGGGACAACTCCTGAGGGGAAACGTCATGGAGACCCGCCCGAGGAAGACGTACGCCGAGGTCAAGCGGGAAGCGCTCGACGCGCTGGCCGCGTTCTACGAGCAGCCTGTCGAACTGCGCGACGGCGAGATCCCGCGACACACGATGGAGCAGCACTCCAAGCTTGAGGGGATCGCCCGCGAGAAGGTCGACGCCGCCCTCAAGGAGGGCATCCCCGTCCGGCAGCTCGCGCACCAGGCGCACCTGCCCGGCGTGCTGGTCATCAAACTCGCGTCTGACCCGGCGCAGCGCCGCGACGCGTACGAGGCCGAGATCGAGAACTTGAGGCGCACCATCCGGACCATAGAGTCCTACCGCGGGGCGGACATCAAGACCCGCTGGAATCAAGGCAACGGCGAGGAGAAGACAAACCTCGCGGCCGAGTTCGGCGTGACGCGGCCGACGCTCGACGCCTGGATCAGGCTCGCCCACGAAGCCGACTGACCGACCACCGAGAGCAGGAGGAACAGCATGACCACCACCACGCACGGCTACTACGTCGGCAAGGCCAGGAAGGCATTCGCGGCCGCCGGGGGCGACCCAGACCTGTCGGGCGATCTGGCCGCGTGGGCAGAGCAACAGATGGCGAAAGACCGAGCGGACCGGCCGCAGGGAGCGGTAGTGGCCGAAGACGGCCGCGTGCTGGCCGGCACCTTCCACTCAGGCAACGCGACGTACGTAGACAAAGCCGGAACACTGCGGTATGGCCTGCAGGCCAACGTGCTCGGCTTGGCCGTGGGGGACATCGAGCGCGCCGAGGGGCAGCGCGCGGCCCACGTCAAGCTGTCGCAGTTCAGCGGCCCGCGCGAAGGCTGATCCGCCCCCAACGGCGCCCGTGCCTCCCCGGCCGGGCGCCGTTGTCGTGGGCACCTGTGGTCAGCGGGTGCCGTCGGCCAGCTCGCGCGTTACCTCGACGGTGACGACCGGCGGGGCGGGTGGCTGGTCGACGGCGGGTTCGACCTTCGCTATCTGGATCGCATCCAATGTGCGCCGCACCAACTCGTTCGCCTGCTCAACTTCCAACGCGTCGGCGTAGATGTGCAGGTAAAAGTCGTCGCCGTGCAGCACGATCCCGGTGCCGTCCAGCACGCGGTTGATGGCGCGCCGGTAGCCCTCCGCAAGCGCCGTCACCTGCTCCACGCTGGCACCTTCGCCGAGGTGTCCGCGCGCTGCGTGTTCGACCGTCACCAACTCGACCGTGTCGTCCTCGGCGGGGCCGTGCAGGTAGTGGTGGTAACTGCCCAGGGCAGCGGTCGACGTGGCGCTGGTCATGGCTGGCTGGCCTCTCTGCGGGGTGTGGTGACCCGGTCACCGTAGGGCCGGTCTCCCGCAGCCCCCGGGGGCGTGGCGGTAGGCGCCGTTACGGTCCGTCGCGTCAACCCCGTATACCCCCAGGAGGTGTCGTGACGGTCGACATCGGCGCGGCACCAACGACCACCGCAGCGCTGCTGTACGCCCAATCTGCCCAGGGCGGTGCGCCACCGGACTCCGATCTGCAAGCCGCGCTCGATGAACTGGCGGCGGCATTCCCGAAGTACGAGACAGCCGAGGAATACTACGAGGGCACCTACGGCGAGTATTTCGCGTCGATCCGTGTGCGCCGGGCGATGGCCCGCACGGGTGCCCGGTTCCGTTTGAACTTCGCCCGCTCACCGGTGCGTGCCGTCGCCGACCGGTTGGAAGTCGCCTCGGTGACCTGCGACGACGAGGAAGCCAACGGCGCGTTGCAGGACGTCTGGTTGGACAACCAGATGGACCTGGAGATGCCGGACATCACTGAGAAGGCATCCGAGTACGGCGACTGCTACGTCATCGTGTGGCCCACCGAGCCCGATGACGACCACGACGACGACTACCGCGCCGACGCGACCGACACCTTCGAAGGCGAGAACGCGGCGGACCTGGCCGACACCGACGACGACGGCTACCTCAATGTGGACATGTTCTACAACTCCCCGATGTCGGTGCGCCTGTTCTACGACCCGGAGAAGCCGCGCCGTAAGGCGTTCGCGATCAAACGGTGGATGCTGTCGAACGTCAAACGAGTCCGCGTGGACCTGTACTACCCGGACCGGATCGAACGCTACATCTCCAAGCCGGGTGTGCTGGCCCCGAAAGCGCACGAGCTGGAGGAGTTCGACGGCGACGACCAGGACTCCACGATCGACAACCCGTTCGGCGAGATCCCCGTCTTCCACTACCGCACCGCACGCCCCTACGGCCGGCCGGTCCACGTGGACTTCTACGGCGCGCAGGACGCCATCCACAAGCTGATCATCAGCCACATGTCGGGGGTCGACTACCAGTCGCTTCCGCAGCGGTACGCGATCGGCGCGGAAGACGCCGACTCGTCCGAGATCGCCAGCCTCGACGAGGACGAGTTCGCCATCCCCCTCGACACGGGCGCCACGACCCATGTCGGCGGCGACCCCCAGTCTCAGTTGTCTGGGGAGCCGGGGGCGTTGTGGTGGCTGCAGCGGGTCAAGTCGGTCGGCCAGTTCGCCGAGGCCGACCCCGACACGTTCCTTAAGCCGATCGAACTCTACCTTCGGGGTGGCGCCCAGATCAGCGAAACCCCCATGTACCTGATGGACCCGGAAGGCCAGAACCCGCCGTCCGGTGAAGCGCGACGCCGCGAGGACGGCCCGTTCACGAAGAAGATCCGGCGTCTGCAGTTGTCGTTCGGCGCGACCCTGCGCCAGCAGTTGGAGTTCGCGCTGCGGATCGCTGGCCGCAACCCCGACCACCCGGAGATGCCGGGCAAGTGGGAGCACGTGAAGGTCGACGTGCAGTGGAAGTCCCCGTCGATCGTGGACGATGTCGAGGGCTGGCAGGTCGTCGTCGCGAAGATCAACGCGGGGATGCCGGTCAAGCAGGCGTTCCTGGAGGCCGGGTATCTGAAGGACCAGGTCGACGAGTGGTTCGGCGACGACCCGGGCGACGACATCCCGGAGAAGGTCGACCAGCTCATCAAGATCGCAGGCGCCCTGCAGGCGTTCTCCGCGGCCGCGGCCACCGGCATGTTCAGCGAGGAAGAGATCCGCACGGTCATCGTGGCGTTCCTCGGTGAGGTCGGCATCGACACCGGCGGCGAGACCGATGGGTCGCCCGCGTTCGAACCCGCCAGCGGCCAAGGGGCGCCGCCTCCGTCGCTGGCTGATGACGTGTCCCTCGGCAGCCGGTAGCGCATGGCAACCACCACGCCCGCTCAGCAGCCTGTTCCGCAGCCTCCGCGTACACCGCCGGGCTGGGAACACCTCGCTGAGCGTGCCGCGGAAATCCTGGCGATCGAGGAGACCGCCCGCCGCGCGTTGGCGCCGTTCCGGTTGCAGTTGCAGCGGTTCACGCGCCGCATGATGGCCACCTGGGTCCGCACCACCGGTGGTTTGCACGAGCAGGCCAACCCGATCGAGATGGCCATCATCACCGCCGATGTGCTGCGCGGTTTGGAGGACCTCGACCCGACTGGTGTGGCGTCGCGCGTCGAGGCCGCGACCGTGAAGGCCGCGGAGACTGGGTGGCGGCAGACCCTCGACGAACTGGCCGCCATCGACGCCTACCCGGGTGTGGATCTGTCGGCCGAGGTCGACGACATCCGCCGGCACGTCGATCTGGGCCAGCAGTTGGACGCGCTGGTGCGCCGCGAACTGTCGCGGATCGAGCCATCCATGCGGGACCGGCTCTCCCAAGCCGCGCACGAAGCGTATGGGCTGGGTGAGATCGGCCGCTGGTCGGAGGTCGCGGACATCGTGACCCGCGCGATGTCGGCTGCGACCGGGGCGGAGCGGATCGCGCATTGGGTGGTGAACTACGCCGCGAACCAAGGCAGCAGGGACACTGCCCGGAGACTGGGGTTTGGGCGGGTTTGGGTAGCAGAACGCAACGCGTGCGTAGTTTGTCTGGCACTGTCAGGGACCGTGTCGGTCGACGCCGCGTTCGACGGGGATGCCACCTACGGCACCCGCCCGCTCGCCGTCTGGCCGGCCGGCACCGCCCTGTGGCAACCCCCGCGGCACCCATGGTGCCGATGCCGCGCAGAGGTTTGGCGCGGTTCCGTGCCCGGCTACAACGGCCCCGACCTGCCCACAGCGCTCCGACGCGAAGCCGAACGGTCCATCCTCACCGGCTGGCGGCTGCCGTCCGAATCCGAATCCGTGCGGCTCGTCGCAGCCCGAAACCTGCTCGCCCGCGGCACTGATCTGCCGAAGTCGGTGCAGCAGCGTGCCCGCATCGCCATCGCCCGCGGCGCGTTCGGCCCGCAACCCCGCCCACGCCCCCGACGTTCCGTCACCGCGAAGTAGAAGGGCCCCCCACCATGACCACCACCACCCTCCCACCGGGCAGCCTGATGCCTGTCCACCCCGTCACCGGGCTAGCGGCGATCGGCTACGTCGCCGGACGCCCGGTGTGGCCCGTGCTGGGCGCGGCTGAGGACGACGATGACGACGACACCGGGATGGACCTCGAAGGCGGCGGCAAGGGCGGCAAGAAGAAGACCGACGACGATGGCGACGATGGTGACGACGAGGACAAAGACGCGGACGACGGCGACGACGAGGACGAAGAGGAGTGGAAGCCGCCGTCGAAAGAGGAGTGGACCAAGGTCCAGGACGCGCTGAAGTCGGCGAACGCCGAGGCGAAGAAGCACCGCGAGGCAGCGCAGAAAGCCCGCCGGGATAAGCGCACCGCACAGCGCACCGCCGACCAGTCCGGCGACAAGCAGGATGCCGACGCCGCTGAAGCCGCAGAGAAGGCAGAGCAGGCAGCCATGGCCAAGTTCAAGCCGGTCGCGGTCCGCGCGGCCGCCGCAACGGCGTTGCACAAGGCGAAGTTCCAGAACCCGACCGATGCCCGGCTGACCCGCATGATCCGGCGGCTGGAAATGGACGACCTGGACGTCGATCTGGAGACCGGGGAGGTCGACGGCCTCGATGACCAGATCGCCGACTTGGTGGATGAGTTCCCTGAACTGTTCACCGAGCCAGCGGCCGAGGATGACGCGAAGGACCGGGACCGTCCGCGTCGCCGTGCGGGGCGGATCACGGGGGCGGACCGCAAGAACGACAAGCCGGCGCCGAAGACCACCGGCGACAAGCACGTCCAGGCCATGAACGAACGGGCACGGCATTGAGCGCCGCACGCACGTTCCGCAAGAAGCCCGTCGAGATCCTTGGCTCGACGACCTCGACCCGCCACAACCGGAGGCCACCATGGACGTCCCGACCGCTGTCGCCACACCCGACCCCGACGACCGGCCCGCCCGGTTGCGGCTGAACACCCCCGTGCACTACGTAGCCCACGGCACACCCGTCCAACCGGACGGCGGCCAAGCATTCACGTCGCAGTGCCGTGCCGCGGTCGTGGCTGAGGTCTACCCGCAGCAGGGCGGCGGCCTGCTGTCCGGCGGCGAAATCCAGGAGTACGAGCCCGCCATGTGCGCGCTCGTCGTGCTCAACCCGACCGGCATGTTCTTCAACGACGCCCAGCAGGACGAGGACGACCGCGCGGGCGGCACGTGGCACTTCCCGGACAACTGCGGTGTCCGCGACACCAACGGATAGCCAGCCCGGCCCCACCCGCACATAGATTTCCGCTGCTCAGCAGCGTGACGGAACCCCGATCTACGGTTCCACCAGTCGAACCCCGACAAGCCGCCCGGATGGGCACGCCGCACGGGGAAGACAACTGAACGCCCGGATGGGCACCACCCCGGCCACGCGCCGGGGACGTGTAACCGCCCGGCGCCCCGGATGGGACGCGGACGCCAGTCCCCCGTCACCATCCCGAGAGGCGCCCAGCCGTGTCCGCGACCCTTCGTTCCCGCACCCTGTTCGACCCGCGAGTCCCTGATGTCGACGCCGGGGATGTCATCGGTTTCACCCCGGACGGGCGTCCGATCCGCAGTGTGGGCGGCGGTGCCCGCGACAACTTCGACGCCTGGATCCCGGAGGAGTTCGGATCCGATGTGATCACGAAGGTGCGCCAGAGTTCCGCGTTGGAGGCGTACGCGCAGCGGGTGTCGATGAACACCCAGACCCGATCCACCCCGCGCAGCGGTGGTGTGGGTGTGGACATCGTGTCGAAGGGCGGCACGTACGGCGAGGACACCTCCACCAACGACCAGGTGATCTTGGCGGTGCAGAAGTTCGGCAAGGCCGTCCGCGTCGCCGAGGAGGACATCGACGACAGCTTGGCGGACATCATCAACACCAAGATGTCCGACTGGGCCACCGCCTACGCCAAGGGCCTCGACAACGCCGGTCTCGCGGTCACCGCAGCGAAGGGCACCACCGGCTGCGCGTTCGACAGCCTGTACTACATCCTCTCCCAGACCGACTCCGCGACCGGCTACACCGCCAACGCCAACATCACCCAGTCCGGGAGCGCGGGCACCGGCTATGACGGCCTGAACACCGCGGTCGGCAAGGTCGAAGAGGGCGACTACTGGGACGAGGGCGAATCGCTGGTCGTCGCCCACCCCCGCTACAAGCGGAAGCTCCGCGGCATCAAGGACACCAACGGGCGCCCGATCTTCCAGGAGGGCTCCGGCGGGTTCCCCGGCGGCGGCCAGGGCGCAACCCCGGACCGCGTGTTCGGCTACACCATCCACTGGTCGCTGGGCGCCCGCACGTCGCCCGCCCCGACGAGCACCCCAGCCGGGAACCCGCTGTTCATCATCTGCAACAGGATGTTCCTCCTGCTGGGCGTGCGTTCCGGCCCGGAGTCGGTGTTCATCGACGGCCGCAACGGTTTGGCCGCGCTGACCGACGAATCGATCCTCAAGATGCGTTCCCGCCGCGCTTTCGCGCCCGGCCACGAAAACGCGTTCTCGATCTTCGAGGACAACTCCGGCAGCTGAATCCCCGAGCGGTGGTGGGCGTGCGTGGGGTGGTCGCTCACGCCCACCACCACCCCAGCCAGCGGTGACGATCGGAAAGGTCCAGGACAGTGGCAGCAACCGGGAGCACACGGCGTACGAGCCGCGCCAGGACGGCCAAGCCCGACGGTGGGGCTGACGACCTGGACATGTCACCGGAGTTGCCGAACCTTCCGGTTGAGGGGAAGCCGGGCCAGTTCCCGGCCACGGACGGCACCGACGAGGGGCGCGAACGGGAGATCGCCAAGCGGTCCCCGGACGGCCAGTCACCGGGCCGGTTCGTGAAGACGATCCGCATCGGCCGGTTGGCTCCGGCGGACGGCGACGAGCTGCACACGGCGAACGCGGTCGGTGTCGTCCAGGAGGCGATGCAGCGCGGTCTGCACGCCCGCGGCGACGTGTATCTGACCCGCGTCGAGGAGCACGACGAACCGCTCAACGCGTCCGGCGTGCGGCGCTCCCAGTTCACGGACCTCACCTACGAGGTGGCCGTGGTCCCCGCGTCGATCGACACCGCCCCGCAGGACACCATCACCCCGAAGGTGATCCACCGGTCGGGGGGTGACCGTGACGCAGCCGACGACGCAGGCGACGTGGGCGACTCCGGCTGACGTACTCGCCCTGCTCGGCCAGGAGGTGACCGACGAGATCGTCGGCACCGCCAACACGGTCATCGAAATTTTGGGTGGCCGCATCTACTCCATCGCCGCGCCGCGCACCGGTGCACGGGACCTGGAGTGGATGAAGCGGGCCGTGGTGTTCGAGGCCGTGTGGATCACCGGGCAGCCGGACTTCTTCACCCGCCTGGATGTCCAGGCCATCACCGAAGGCCGCCGGTCGATCGGCGTCAAGGACTTGTCGCTGATGCTCGCGCCGATGGCCAAGATGGCGCTGCGCCGCGTCTCCTGGCTCAAATCCCGCAGCCTGCATGTGCGGACCCCGTTCCAGGACGGTATGTCCCCGATCTCCCCGGACCCCGACTCGTCAGCGAACGACGCCTACGAGTCGTGGTCGCCGATGGCTGCGGGGTGGGGCTGATGTACTCCCTCGCCACCGGCACCGCAGCCATCTACCGCGGCACCACCGAAACCGCTTTCGGTGACGAGGTCGCGTCGATCGATCCCAGCGACCGGGTCGCAGCTGGGGTGCTGGTGTCGATCCAGGAGACCACCAAACGTGCGTGGGACCCCGCCACCCAAACAGTGCGGGTGGTCCGCACCTACGAGTGCTCAGTCCAGTCGGACACGGACCTGCGCACCAACGACGTCCTGGTTGAAGACGGGCCCGGCGGCCGCACCTTCCAGGTCACCTCCTCCTCGCAGGGCGGCGGCTGGGCCTGGACCTCCGACCTGAACGTGGAACTCAAGCGCATCGACCTCAGCCAGCAGGGCGGGTGACTGGCCATGCGAATCGTTGAGGAACGCGACTGGCACGACCACGTGCTGAAGATCGGCCAGGACAAGCAGGACCAGGTGTCGCGCAACGTGCTGACCGACATGCACGTCCTCGTCCCGATCGACACCGGAGCGCTGGACGAGTCCCTGACCTGGGGCCGCACCGATGACACCACCACCCGGGTCGGGTCGACCGACAAGGACTACTCGGTGTATGTGGAGGAAGGCCACGAGATCGTCTACGTCAACACGTCCGGGGTGAAGGTGCGCACCGGCCGGTTCCAGCCGCCTCAGCCGTACATGAAGCCGGCGTTGTTCCGGGAGCGGTCGCTGTGAGCGCGCCGACGCTGTACGCGAACACCGACCTGGTCGCGCAGGCGTGGCTGGCCACCGTGCCCGGCATCACCGCGGACATGGTCGGCGCTGTCCTGCCGGCCCCGGCGGCGTGGGCGGACAAGCAGGGTTTCGTGACCGCCCGCACGGTCGGCGGCGCGGACAACCCGGACTACCAGCTCAACGGGCCGGTGGTCACGGTCGACGTGTACTCGTATTCGGCGACGTCGGCGCGGCCGCCGTGGAACGCCGCCAACAATCTCGCGTCGGCGATCTGGTTACACGCCCATGACCGCAGCGCACCAGCACGGGACGTCACCTTGTCCGGCAGCTACCCGCCCGCCCGTGTCAGCGGCGCGTGGGTGCTGTCCCCGCCGCGGCGCGCCTACGCGGACGCCGGGGACTACGCCCACTTCATCCTCGACCTGCAGCTCAAGTGGGTGCAGCTGTGAGCCGCCGGTACGGGCTGTACGAGCCGCGGAATACCCGCGACTTCCTCACCTATTTCGGTCGGATCATCGCCCACCACGACGCCGGCCAGGCCGAGTTCCTGGTGCCCGGTATCGAGGCCCGCGAGATCCCGCCCACGGTGCCGGATGACCAGTGTTTCCCGCTTCATCGGATGCCGGACTTCGCGGCCGTGCGGTGGGGCCCGAACGGCGAACTGGACCGCAGCCAGTTCCGGGATCCGCGGAGGGGGTCGTGATGGGCGGCAAGCCGAGCCGCGGCACGGGCGCCGACAAGCGCCTGACCGCGAACCGCAGCGGCGGCAAGTCGTCGGGCAGCGCGAAGAAGACCACGGCGGCGAAGGGCAAAAGCCCGGCGCCCACCGGCAAGTCGGGGCTGTCGGCGAAGACGAACCGGCGCCGCAACACCAAAACCGGCCGCGCCCAGATGGGCGGCAACGACTTCGGGCTGCCCGGCGCAAAGAAGTACCGCATCGACGACGCCGCCCACGCCCGCAACGCGCTCGTCCGCGTCGCACAAAACGGGACGCCCGCGCAGAAGAAGCAGGTCCAAGGCCGGGTAGCGGCTCGCTACCCGGGCATCGCTGTCACCCGCACCACCCGGGGCAAGAAGAAGTGATCACCGCGCCCGGGCGGTAGACGCCTGGGCCACACAGAGGGAGGGACCTCGTGTCCGTCACCGTCGCGAACCTGATCATGGGTCCGGGTGTGCTGTACACCGGCGCGTTCGGCGCCACCGAACCGGCCGATGCCGCCGTCAACGCCGCGCCCGCCGCGTCGGCGTGGACCGACGCCGGCGCCACGGACTCCGGGCTGATGTTGGAGGTCGACCAGACCCTGACCGTGCTGTCGTGCGACCAGGTCGTCGACACCGTCGGACGCCGCCTCACGGCCCGGGACATCACGCTCACCTCCAACCTCGCCGAGCCGACCCTGGCGAACTTGGCGTTGTCGCTCAACAGCACGGTGGGGGCGACGGGCGCGAACTTCGCCGTCTACGAGCCAGTGTTCTCCGGCACTGCGACCAGCCAGCTTCCGTACATCGCGGCGATGCTCGACGGTTTCGCCCCCGCATCCGTGCCCAACGCCCGACGGCGCGTGATCATGAGGCGGGTGCTGAACACCGGCAAAGTCGACATGACCTACGCCAAGGACAAGCAGACATTCGTGCCCGTAGTGCTCGGCGCCCACTACGTGTCACCCACGACCGCGCCCATTCACGTCGTCGACCAGACCGCGTAACCGCGACACGGCAGGCCAGCCGTGGCGTGTAGAGCGCTGCGGCTGGCCCGCTGACCACCGCCCATTCGAAAGAAGGGGTCAGTAGATGACCACCGCCACACGGAAAAAGGCCAAGCCAAGCGAACCCGCTGTGGTTCCGGACAGCGACGTCGACGAGACAGTGCCCCCGGTACAGACCGCGGGGCTCGTCCCGCTGCAGCTGGACACCTCGCAGGACACCGACCCGCGGTTCACCACCCGCGAGCCGCTGTTCTTCATCGACGGCAACGCATACACGATCCCCCTGGCGTTCCCCGGATCGATCACCCTGGAGTTCAACTACCTCGCGGCGCGGGCCGGCACGGAGGCCGCCATCGACTTCGCGTTCTCGGCTGGGCTGGGTGAGCGCAGCTACCGGGACCTGCGGAAGGTGCGCAACCTCACCGACCAGCAGATGCACTGGATCCGCGACCAGATCCTGGCCCGGATTCTGCGGCGCACGGACCCAAAAGCGTAGCCCTCGTGCAGCGGCTGCAGCAGCTGCTGCCGCTGTTCGTGGGGCACCTGGACGAACTGCGGTCCGACTTCTCCGTGCTGCACCGCATCGACCGGATCGAGGACGTCGAGGCGGTACGGCTCGTGATGTTGGCCGAGTTGCTCGTCCACTACCCGGGCGCGGTGCGTGCGGCCGGGCATGCCCAACACGTCGCCAACGCGGCGCCTGCGCCAGCCCAACCGGTGCCGCAGCCTGCGGCACCACGCGATCCGGCGGTCCGTGAGGTGCCCGCCACGGCGGCTGCGGTAGCGGCCGACCCGGTCCTGTCCACGGTCATCAGCTTCGGGAGGGGGTGACAGCACACATGCCAGACGGGTTCAAGATCGCCGAAGGCTATGTGGAGATCCGGCTCGAAGACAGCACCGAGACCGACTACGAACGCATCCACGACGAACTCGCCGCGAAACCGGCGATCCAGTTGCGGACGTCGCTGTCCGACCCCGACACCGCCCAGATCGACGCCGTACGCACCCGGCTGTCCGACGAAGCACCGATCGAACTCGGCACCGAACTTCAACTCCCCGACACGGTGCGGCTGACCGAGGTCCGCGCCGAGATCGAAGGTGAAGCGCCGCTCGACGTGCGCACCCAACTGGACCTGCCGGACACGGCCGGCCTGGATGCGATCCGTGAGCAGGTACAGCATGAACCGCCGATCCAGATCCCCACCTCCATGGGCACCCCAGGCGGGCAGGTGGTGGAGGAAGCCCGCAGCAGCGTCTCCGGCTCGGGGCCGCTGTCGATCCCCACGGAGCTCGGCGCACCCACCGAGTCCGAGGTCCGGGACCTGCAGTCTGACCTGGACCGCGAGCCTCCTCTGCAACTGCCGACCGAGCTTGGTACGCCGTCGCAGGCCGCTATCCAGACCGAACGGGCGGCCCTCCAAGCCGAGCCAGCGTTCCAGGTGCCGACCCAGCTTGAACGGCCTTCCGAGACGCCGGTGGATCGTGCCCGCGCGGCGTTGGAGGGCGAAGACCCCGCGGATGTGCCCACGGAGCTCGGCGAGCCTGGCCAGCGGAAGGTCGACGAGGCCAGGGTTCGGATCTCGACCGGTGTGCCGATCTTGGTGCCGACCGTGCTGTCCACGGACTCGTGGGAAGTGCGGTACGAGAAGGCCCGCGAAATGATCGAGAACCTGCCCGCGGTTGAGGTACCAACCGAGGCCGAGGATCCGATCACCGAGGCGTGGCGGGCGAGGGTCAAAGCCGAACTGAAAGGGATTTCCGCTGACGCGGTGAACCTTCCGGTCAACCCGGAGATGGCGGAGTACCGCGAGCAGGTTCTGATCGCGATCGGCGAGATCGAATCCGCCGTGCACCAGGACATCCCGGTCCAGATGGCTGCAGGTGACCGGTTCAAAACAGAGGTGCTGGCGCTCGCGGAGGAGGTCCGAGCCGAGGTCCAGGCCCAGATCCCCGTCGAACCCGTGCTGGACCAGGACGCTGTGAAGAAGACCGGCTCCGCCACAGGATCTGCCCTGGCCTCCGCGATCGGGCTGGCCGTCATCGCAGGCGGCCCCCTCATTGGTGGCGCGCTGATCGCCGGCACGTCGATCGGGCTGACCGCGCTGGGTGCCTACCTGGAGAAGGGCAACACCCAGATCCAGGCCGGGTGGCAATCACTGTCCCAGGACGCGAAGTCGGCGGCCACGGATGCCGCCACGTCGATGGTGCCCCCGATCCAGGGCGCGTTGACACGGATCGATGATCTCGTTGTCGGTGAGCAGCCGCGGTTGTCGTCGATGTTCGAGCACGCCGCGCAAGATGTGAAGCCGCTCACCGACGGCCTCGTCGGACTGGCGCAGACCACGCTGCCGGCGCTGGACAACGCGCTGGCCCGGTCGCAGCCGATCGCGCAGGGCCTCGCCGATGTCGAACGCAGCATCGGTAACGCGATCGCGGACGTCGCTAACCAGACGGCGTCGTCGTCGGGCGCTATCGGCTCCGACCTGTCAGAAGTAGGGCAGATCGTCGGCACGGTCGGTCACGGCATCGGCGACCTCGTCGGGATCACCGCGAACTTGGCGCAGGGCGCGTTGCCCGCGCTGGACGGTGTCCTGCACACGGTGGTCGGCACCCTCGACGACGCCGAATCGGTGCTGGGCCCGATCGGACCCGAAGTCGGTGCGATGGCCGCGGCCGCCGCGATCGGTGTGCCCGTGTTTCGGGCGCTGCAGACCGCGACAGAGGGCTGGGCTGTGTCGTTGGAGTCCAGCGCATTGCTGGGCGGCGCGAACCGGTTGATCGAGTCCACGACCGGCATCACCGGCGGCCTGGGTGGGCTGGCCCGCGGCCTGCCCTATGTCGGTATCGCCGTGGCTGGCCTGTCCGCGTTGACCGGGGTGTTGTCCGATCAGCAGGACAAGGCCGCAGCCGCCACACAGAAGCAGGCATCGTCCAGCGACGACCTGGACACCGCGCTGCGAGGCGTTGAGGACGCCACCACAACACAGATCAACTCGGCGGTGCTGCAGCACACCCAGACGGTGCTCAACACCGCGGCCACGGGTGACCAGATTTTCACGCACGTCCAGTTGGCCAACGTGCTCGCCGCGTCCGGGATTTCACAGGCCACGTTCGCGTCCGCCGTTGAACAGGGCGGGACCGCGCTGGACTCGGTGAAGGGGCGACTGCAGGACTACATCGCCGGCGTGCAGCAGCAGTACAACGCGACCGGTAACAGCACCGACGCCCAGCAGGCCAACTCGCAGGCGGCGGACGTGCTGGCCAACCACCTCGGTGGCCTGCGGAACGCGTTCCTCGGGTCGGCAGCCGCGCAACAGATTCAGACCGCCATCTGGGAGCAGCAGACCGGGTTCCTGCCTGGTCTGTCCGGGCAGATCGAGCAGATCGGCGCGGACACCAAGGTCCTCGGCGACGATTCGTCGACGGCGTCGGCGAAGCTGCAGGCGCTGCTGGACCAGATGCACCAGATGGCCGAGGGCGGCGCCGAGACCGCCGACGACGCGATCGAGGGCGCGGCGAAAGCCGTACAGGATCTGTCGACGCAACTGTCCGGCACTAAGGGGCCACTGTTCAACGCTCAGGGTGGCCTGGACCTGTGGTCGCAGAAGGGCCAGGTCGCTCGGGACGCGATCAAGCAGGTCGTGGACCAGATCGGCACCTACGCATCGGCCCTGGCCAACCAGGGCGACACGCAGCAACAGGTCACCTCCAAGACGCAGGACCTGGTGAACGAGCTGGTCGGCCCGCTGGCCAAGAGCCTGGGGATATCCAGGCAGCATGCGCTCGACCTGATCGAAGCCTACGGCGGGATCCCCTCCCAGGTCGCTACCGCTATCACCACTCCCGGTGCGACGCTGGCGTTCCAGAACATTGGGCAGGTCCAGCGGTCCTTGGAGAACCTGCCGCCGAACACACCGGTCACTGTGACCGGACTGACTGCGGCCGCTGAAGCACGGCTCAAGACGCTCGGGTTCGACGTGACCCACCTGCCCAACGGCACGGTCACAGTCACCGCGCATGACGCGGTCACCTCAGCGGTCAACCAGATCATCCGCACCAACTCAGGCAAAACGATCCGGGTGAACGTGTCGACCGGGCAGATCCACGCCGGTCCCGGCTCGGGGTTCGCGCACGGCGGCCTGATCCAGCCCAACGCTGTCGGCAACGTTGACGTCCCAGCGCAGGGCCTGACCCCCATGTCCGGGTCGGTGGCCACGGTGGTGCCGCCGGACACGTGGCGCGTCATCGGCGACAACATGACCAAACCGGAACTTTTCGCCCCGCTGGACGGGTCGCAACGCTCCCGGTCGCTGATCGCCGCAGCCGCCGCGAACCAGGGCGTCTCGACCGGCACGACGAAGACGACCTCGGTAGAGATCCACAACCACATCTCGGTGCGGGACAACGACTCCGCCTACGAGCTGGCGCACCGCGTATCTGCGCAGACCCAGTGGGACCTGATGACGTCGGTGGGTGGCTGACATGACCGTGGCCTTGTCCAGTCCGCTCTACGTGCTCGGCGCCTGGTCCGCCGGCGACACGGGTGTGACGGACGCGAACGGCACCACATGGGCTGTGCGGCCCGGCACCACCGGGATCTTCGACGGCCCCGATGTGCGGCTCAACCAGTCGCCGTTCCCGAACGCTGACGGCGCCCAACGGTCCCGGAACTTCCGCATCCCCCGCCAGATGACCATCTCCGGGTGGGCCCGCGGTTCGTCGGTCGCCGGCACCGAGGCGTCCCGCCGCGCTTTTGTGAATCTGCTGGTCAACGGCGGCCAGGACACGCTGACCGTCACCTACCTGGACGGCCTGACTCTCACTGCGCTGGTTGAACGCGCCGGGCAGCCTAAGGCGACGCCGGCGTCGGCGGGCGAGTTCGACTGGCAACTCACCCTGTCTGCCGTCGACCCGTCGCTGTACGGGGCGCTGGTGAGCCAGTCCACGGGGCTGCCGTCCGGGTCGGGTGGCCTGGACTGGTCCACCGGCGGCGGCCTCGACTGGACCGGTGGCAGCACGGGCGGCCTGGACTGGGGGACGGTCACGTCGCTCGGCCTGATCACCTTGACCAACAACGGCCAAGTCAAGACGTGGCCCACCTTCACGATCGTCGGGCCGGTCACCAACCCGACCATCGTCGGACCCGACGGCCGCCAACTGGTGTTCACCGACACCCTCGCGGCCAGCGACACGGTCGTGCTGCGGTCCAACCCGATCAACCGGGCCGTCACCAAAAACAACGTGCCGTTCCGCCCCAACCTGACCGTCGCCCAATGGTGGTCACTGCCTGCGCAGTCCTCCGTGACAGTGCAGTTCCAGGGCACATCGGCCGGTACACCCACCCTCACCGTGTCCGCATCGGACGCCTACTAAGCCGGGGGAAAACGCATGGCAGGCGCAGTCAACGGGGTAATCGGCAGCACGCACCCCGGTGTCACGTGGACCATCCAATCCACCAACTCCGCGCAGGGCGGCCGGTTCCACGACCTCGGATTCCTGGCGGAGGGGTCGCTCACCAATATGGCGACCTCCCGACCCGGCTGCCTGGTCGGGCCGTCCGACAGCGGATTCCCTAACCCGACCTGCTGGGTGCTGGAACCGTCCAGCGGTTTGACCTGCACTGTGCGCGCCGGTGTCGCCGTGGTTGAGCGGACCACGAAGGTCGGCTCGTACGTGGTAGTCAGCGAAACCTCGGTGCCGGTCACGCTCGCGACGGCCGACGCCACCAACTCTCGCATCGACCGGGTCGACTTGCAGGTGTTGGACGGCGCGCTCGGCGATAACGGTGGCGTGTCGCTGACCCAGATCGTGGTGACCACCGGGGTGGCGTCCGGGACACCTGCGGTGCCGGCTGCGCCTGCCAACTCGATTCCCTTGGCGCAGGTGCTGCTCCCGGCGACCACCTCGACCGTGACCACCGGCATGATCAGTTTCAAGCGGAAGTCGACCGCGTTGCGCGGCACGATACGGCCCCTGCTGGAAGGGGATCTGCTCACCGACCCTGGGTTCATGGTCGGCGAGATGCGCGACACCGTAGCGATCGGCGGCTTCACCATCGACCGGTGGGACGCCGCCAACCGCGTTTGGGTGCGCGTCACCGACCTGACCGGCGCGTCGGTGCACAACGTTCCGGTGAGCGGGAACGCCACCACCACGAACTCTGCCAACGCGGCAATGACGGTGAGCGCCGCAGTAGTCGGCCACTCGTTCATCGCGCCTGCTTCGGGCACCGTGCGCATCGGGTGGGGCGCCAACTGTTTCCACTCGCTGGCCAGCGGTTCCACGATGTTCATCGGCGCATCTGTCGCTCAGGGTTCAACGGTCGGGTCCGGGACAGTGGTGTCCGCCATCACAGACGCGTCAAGCCTGCAGGCCAACGGCCAATCTGTGCTGCCCGGCTACAGGTCCAGGACCGTGACCGGTTTGACACCCGGGTCGACATACAACATGTTCCTGCTGTGGCATGAGTCCGGCGGTGGCACCGCGACGGCTGCCAATCCCTACACCGAATCGCAACCGGCGTGACCTCCGCCATCGACGTCGAGGTCGGCTACTACGCCCTGGTCTACCTCACTGTCAGCGGCCGGATCGTGGACGAGATCCCGTTGCAGGCCATGCCGCAGTGGAACCAGACCATCGACGCGGACGGCACCTGGTCGATCACCACCCAGATCGGCCCGGACGACGGCTCGTCAGGCAAAACTAAGACCGAGTTGCATGCGGTCACCGACAAGTGGCGTCATTCCGTAGCGATCTGCTGGGGCGACGGGTCGGGCACCGACTATGTGTGCCAGGCCGGGCCGCTCACGGCCTGCCAGTTGGTGAGTGAGCAGCCACCGATCCTGAAAATCGGGGGCACCGGGTTTTGGCCGCTGCTGCGGAAGCTCGCGCAGATCGCATCGACCTGGCCGGGGGTGTCGTTGGCGCAGGCCGGCGGCGCGGACACCACCTACACGTCCAGTTTGCAGGGCATCGCCGTCGCGATCCTCACCAACGCACTCGCCCGGCAGCCCTATCCGCTGGACCTGCCGGGCCCGATCGGCGGGACGGCCACCCAAACCTACTTCGGCTACGAACTGATCTCGGCTGGTCAACGCCTGCAGGAACTCACCCAGGGCGAAGGTGGCCCGGACATCCTGCTCAAGCCCTACCTGACCGGCGACGGGCATGTCCGCCACCAGGCGCTGATCGGCAACCCCACGCTGGCCACATCCGGGCGCCCGTTGGTGTTCGACTATCCAGGTAACGCGGTATCGATCTTGCCCACAGACGACGGCTCGAATCTGTCGACCACCACCTACGAAAAGGGTGGCGGTATCGAGTACGCCACCCTCTGGGCACGGTCCAGCGACCCCAGCCTCACCGACGACGGCTGGCCGCTGTTGGAGAACGTGGATACCAGCCACTCCGGTGAAACCGTCCAAGCGACCCTCCAGTCCTGGTCAGACGGCACCCAAGCCCTCACCGGCCGCCCGATCGCCACCTGGGCTGTGGCTGTCGCCCAAGACGACGCCGACTACCCGTTCGGCAGCTACGACGCGGGCGCCACCGGCATCTACAACGTGCAGGAGCACTGCTGGCTGCTCGACGGCCTGTACACGCAGCGCATTTTGGGTCTGCAGAACGGGTCCGAGCAGGGACAGGTCGTTCACCTTCTCCAAACAATGGAGGACTGATGGTTACCACACCGCCGCATATCCCCGGGTCACAGTATGATGCTCTCCAGCAGCGAGTAGCCAGGCTGGAAAAAGCGCTCGCGAACCTTTCCAACAGGACCCTTGCGGCCGCTGCGATCGGCTCGGGTGGCATCACCATCGACGGCGGCAGCATCACTTTTCAAAACGGCGGTGACATCAATCTCGCTACTGGCGGCCACATCAGGGACGGCAACGGAAACATCGTCTTCTCGGCTGACGGCACAACCGGTGAAGGCCTGTCCACACCGTTCCTGTCTGTCCCGATGATGGCTGACTGGAACGGCGGCGGTATCCGTGGCGGCACCGATGGCCTGGGCGAGTACCTGATCGGCGCCTCGCACATCACCACGGAAACGGAGCTGTGGAGGGGCATCATCCCCCAGGTGTTGCACCCGAACATCGGTATGCGCTGCGTCATCGGCAGGGCCAGCGGCGCCACGTCGACACCCACGTATCGGCTGTATGTGAACGGTGCTCTGGTGGACACCTTTTCGCAGACCACTTTCGGCACGTTCGATACGGGCCAACTTGATGTCACAGCGGTCACGGTATTCGGCTCCGAAAACGTGGGGGTCAGTCTCACGGCCCAGGTGAACACAACTTCGACCGATCAGATCGCCTGTACATGTGTCGGCGTCTTCATGTGCGGCCGGTAAAGACGGGGAGCGAATCGTGATCACTAATTTGGCGGATCTGCAGGCAGCCCTGCTCGACGGCGGTGTCATCGACGTCGACCCGACCGTCACCATCGAGGTCGACTCGCCGCTGTCCGTGGGCCTGCCGACGTGGCTTCGGGGCGGCACGTTCGTGTGCCCCACGAGCCCGCTGTTCGAGATCGGTACGTCGGACGTCACTATCGAACACGTCACCGCGGCCGGGCCGGGTGACGCGGTCAGCGACAACAACCAGAAGCTGATCTACGCCCTGGGCACCCAGTCCGCGCCGCTGTCCGGTGTGCGCGTCAAGGACTGCACCCTGTCCGGGTCACGCGGCATCAACATCTGGCTCGAATGGTGCGTCGACTCGGCAGCCCGCGGCAACGCGATCAGCGACTACATCGACTCCGGTGTCACCGTGATCTCCGGAAACCGGGTCGATGTGTCCCACAACTCCATCTCCGACGGTCACCTGGTGCCGGGCGGCGGGGTGTCCGTGTACGGCATCGCCTTCACCGACCTGGACCCCAACACCAACCCGGTAGCCGCTGAGGCAGCCCGCTCCCGGTACTGCACCGCGATCGGCAACCGCGTCCACCAGATCGACTGGGAGGGCATCGACACGCACGGCGGCCTGGGCATCACCGTCGCAGGCAACACGGTGACCGCGACCCGTCGGTCGATCGCCCTGGTGACGGGGGCGGCGGGGCGGCTGACGGTACCCACCGGGTGCACGGTCACCGGGAACGCCATCGACTCGACCGGCTGCCGGGTCCCTGCGGACATCGGGATCTTCCTGGCCGGGATCGGGGCGTCGGGCGCGTCGGCGACGGTCACCGGCAACACGATCCGCGGCTACGACGGGACCGGGCAGCAGCCGATCTCCACGATCACGTGGGACCGCACCAACACGACGGTCGCCAACAACTCGCGGGCGCACGTGGCCGCAACACCGGTCACCCTCACCGGCGGATGGACCGCGAACTCCGCGTTCCCGCCGACCTTCACCGTGGACGGCAACTCCGTCACGGTGGACGGCGACGTGATCCCACCGGCCGGCGGCATCCTGGTGGCCAACGGGCACCAGGTGGTCGGTTCGCTGCCCGTCGCCGCGGCGTGGCCACCGAAGCGGCGCTTCTACGCGGTCACCCACGGATCCAACCCGGCGGCCGGTGTCGGGGTGCTCAACGTGGACACGGACGGCACGCTGCGCCTCGACTACGGCAACACCAGCGACCAGTACTCGTACCCGCTGTCCGGCACCTACCAAGCGATCTGACGTGGCGGAGGTCGCTGCGAAGGTGCACGCAGCGGCTGCCGCAACCACAGCGACAGGGGTCCAAACACCGTGACACGCAACATCGTGCACACCAGCAAGTCGCCGTTCGAGATATGGATTCTCACGGCGCTTCTGGTCGGCTGCCTCAGCATCATCATCAGCCCCTCGACGTCCGGGTCGAAGGCGCTCAACGCGATGCCGCGGTGGAACGTGTACGTGTGGGCGGCCAGCATCTCGTTCGGGCTGGCACTGTGCCTCACGGGCGCGCTCACAAAGTGGCTGTGGTCGCTGTACGTCGAACGAGGCGCCGTCCTGATGATCGGCATCCTCCTGGTCGCCTACGAGGCTGAGGTCGTGGTCGTGGCCGGCTGGACATCTTCGCCAGGTACCGCGGTCATCGTCGGGCTCGCGATCGCCTGCACTGCGCGGTACCGGCAGATCAGCGGCGACATCAGACGCACGCTAAGCGAGAACAAGCCGTGAACGCCGTGCTGCTGATCGGCCTGATCGGCGCGGCCGCGTGGATCCCCGGCCTGTGGGGCATCGTCGACGGCTGGCGTAAACGCCGCGCCGAGCGGGACCAGCAGGCCGACGAAGGCGACCGCCTTGTGGTCAAGTCGGCGGTGGAACTCCTCAAGCCCTACCGGGAGCGGGTGGAGGAGTTGGAGTCGAAGCTCTCCGGCGCCGAACGCACCATCCGCGACATGACCGGCCAACTGCGGTCCGCGAACGCCAGAGCCGAGGACTTGAACTCGAAGCTGGCCGACGCCCAGACCGAACTGAACTTCCTGCGCCTGCAGGTCAAGACGATGTCCCAGCAGTTACCCCCATCCCCCTGATCCGTCACCACAACCACCAAAGGACACCAGGCATGCGAACCGACAGACGATACGGCTGGGTCGCGGATCTACCCGACCACCGCGACCGCGTACGCACGGCAGCGCCAGAGACGCTGGCCCACCTGCCCGCAGCGGCGGACCTGTCCACCGACCCTGCGATGCCGCCGATCTACGACCAGCAGCAGATCGGGTCGTGCACGGCGAACGGCATCGGCGCGGCAGTCGAGTACGAGATGCGCAAGCAGAACCTCGCCGACTTCATGCCGTCGCGCCTGTTCATCTACTACAACGAGCGCGCGATGGAGAAGAGCGTCGGCTCGGACTCCGGCGCGCAGATCCGCGATGGTGTCCGCTCGGTCGCGAAGCAGGGCGTGTGCCCAGAAGCCGAGTGGCCCTACGACGGCGAGGCGGCCAACAGCGACGGGTCGTGGCCGGCTGGGCACCGCGCCGGCCAGAAGCCGACCTCGGCGTGCTACGCGGCCGCATCGGGCACCGAGGCTGTCGTGTACGAACGCGTGCCGCAGCAGGCGGACCAGATCAAGGCGGTGCTGGCCGGTGGCACACCGGTCGTGTTCGGGTTCACTGTGTACGCCAGTTTCGAGTCCCGGCAGGTCGCCGAAACCGGCACCGTCCCGATGCCCAGCCGGGATGAGGAGCAGCTCGGCGGGCACTGCGTTGTCGCGGTGGGCTACGACGACGCGATCCAGCGGTGGATCTGCCGCAACTCGTGGGGCACCGGGTGGGGCAAGGGCGGGCTGTTCACGCTGCCCTACGCCTACCTGACCGACTCGCGGCTGTCCTCGGACTTCTGGACCGTGAAGCGGGTGAGCTGATGGCCGCGCCGACGATCCGCCGCGAGGACGGGCACGACGTGCTCGTGCACGCCGAAGGCCCGGACTGGCTGGCGTTCGAATTCCTCGACGGCCGTGTCTCCTGGCGTCGCGCTCCCGCACGGGAGGCGCCGTGACCACAGTGTGGATCGACTACAGCGGCGGCACCGTGTCCGGCGCGTCCATGCGGGCGGCCGGGATCGAAGGCGCCATCCGCTACGTCGGGCTCGGCGGCAGCGGCAAACGCCTCACCCACGCCGAGTACGCCGACCACCTCGCGCACGGCCGCAAAACCATCGCCGTTGTCGAACGCACCACCACCGACGCCGACGGCGGGTACGCCACCGGGCGGGCCAACGCAGCGATCGCCCTGACCGACCTGCGGAACATCACTGCCGGACAGCCACCCGTCACGATGGTGTTCGCCGCCAACGACAAGCCCGGGTTCAACCAAGCCGACATCGAGTACGTGAAGGGCTTCCACGACGTCCTCACCCCGTTCCGGTTCACGGTCGGCCCGTACGGGTTCGGGGCGTTCCTCGCCGCGTGCGCCAAGGCCGGGCTCGCGCCGATCGCCTGGCAGGCCGGGCCCGCGCCCTCGCGCACCGGCACCGCTGACGTCGCCACCTTCTGGCAGCGCCAGGGCGGACCCGCTACCGCAGCCGACGGCCCGGCGACACCCGTCACCCGCGTGATCGGCGGCGTCACCTGCGACCTGTCCAACCGACTATTCACTCTGGAGCCAACCGTGACCAGTCCCATCAACAAGCTCACCGCGCAGCAGTCCGCCGAGATCGCATCGGCCGCACACGACCTGCTGGTCGGCAACTCCACCCCAGGCGGCAACCCGCAGGGACGCACGAACGCCGAGATCTTCGCGTTCCGCGGCCTACTCGCCTCCGCCGTGTCCACGCTGTCGACGCTGATCAAGCAGGACATCGCCCTCGACCAGTCCCAGCAGAACGCGCTGGCTGATCTGGCAACCAAGGTCGCTGCCCTACAGGCCGCGCTCGCCGCGCCCGACGTTGAGGTATCCGACGCGCAGGTCGCGGCGATGGCCGACGAGGTCGCGAAGGACATGGAGGTCTACCTCGGAAACGGGTTCAACGTGTTGGTCACCCCGAAGGGAGCGTCGTGATGTCGCAGCACATCGCCGGGCCGGACCCGGACCAGCCGCTGTCCGATGGGGCCATCAGCCTCATCCGCACCGTCGTTCCAGTGGCGTGGGGTTTCGCCGTGTCGTGGCTGGTCGGGCTCGGCCTGCCGCTGATCGTGTTGGCCCGCGTGCACGACCTGGTCGTCGCCGCGATGACGGCGGTCCTTACCGCCGGGTGGTACGGGCTGTGGCGGTGGCTGGAACCCCGCGTCCCGGGATGGCTCATCACCCTCGCGTTGGGTTACGCGGCCGCACCCGTCTACACCGCAGCACGGTCGGACCGACCGGGCCCGGGTATCGAAGCATCTCCGGTACCTGGGTCCCGATCGACGTCGACTCCACCCGCCGGATCCCGCCTGTCCGGTGGGGACGAGATCCCCGACCAGCGCTAGCACGGTTACCCAGCCTGCGGCGCGTCGCCCCGGACTGGCCACCACAAGACCCCGACGTCGCATAAGGAAGGGCAGGCCGCCGTGTCGGAGCCACCGTCGATCTCCCGGGTCACCGTGGGCGGCATCATCGCCCACCCGGTGACCGGTGCTTTGGCTACCGGCACCGCGCGGGCCGCGATCCCCGTGGCCTTGGACGTGCCCGTCGACGGGTACGTCCTCGGCCCGGGCGAAGCCGTGACGTTCGTCATCAGCGACGGCGTGTTCGTCGGTGACCCGCCGAGCCTGCCCGCCACGGACGACCCCGACTTCAGCCAGCAAAACTGGCTGTACGAGTGGTCGATCCAAACCGATGTGTGGACGGAGCGGTTCCACGCGCCTCTGCCGGCCAGCCCGTCGACGACCACGCTGGCCCGGATCCACAGCTTGGCTGTCCCCAACCCGCCGCCACCGGCCACGTTGTATGTGCCGCTGACCTCTGTCGGCCAGCCAGGCGGCCCGGCCGGGCCGTTGGGCGAGGACGGCACGCTGCCGCAAGCTGCGGTCGCCGGCTTGACGGCCGCGCTGGGCGACAAGGCCACCGCGGCTGACCTGGCAGGGGAGGTCGCTCGCGCGGAGGCAGCCGAGGCAGATAAGGCGAACGCCGCAGACCTCGCCGTGCTCGCGTCGTCCACAGCCACTGCGTTGGCCGGGAAAGCCAGCACAGGCGACCTGACGTCCGAGACCGACCGTGCCGAGGCAGCCGAAGCGGGCCTGGTTCCGCTCGACACGGTCACCACCAAAGGTGACCTGGTCGTCGCGTCCGGGGCAGGCACTGTGGCCCGGCTGCCGGTGGGCTCCGACAACCAGGTGCTCACCGCCAACGCGGCCGCCCCGGACGGGGTCGACTGGCGGGACGCCGGCGGCGGTGGTTCGGGTTTCTCCCCGGTGTTCGTGACGAGCGGCCCGCAGAAGCTGACGTTCGGGCCTGCCGGCGGCGGTCTTACCCCGACGACTCAGGCGCCGTCGTGGACGGTGCTGACACTGCCCGCGGGGAAGGTCGCGGCTGGCCATCTGGTGGTGTGGGACCTGAACATGATCTCCACTGGGAGTGACTCGCAATGCGATCTGGCCAGCCTGGTCGACGGTGCCCTGGTGAACTATCTGTCCGACGGTTACGGTCCCAGCCAGGACCCGAACGGGCACTCCGGCTTCTATGTGTCCGGCGATTTCGGGCACGTTCACGGACCCAGCGCACGGTGGATCGTGCAGGAAACCGACCTGGCAGTGGATGGGTCGTTCTCGCTGATGTTCCTGATTCAGGGTGCGCACGTGTGGGGGTCGGAGTCGATCCCGGGCCAGGTCGACATGGTCAACTATGGGCCGAGCGGGTGACCGTCTGTACTCGAACACGGTGCCCCCGGCCAGCATCGGCCGGGGGCGCCGTTTCGTCCTAGCTGATCGTGCCGTTCTGGATGGCCACGATCAGACCATCCCACCGGATCTTCAGTATCGGGCCGTGCGGGTTCTTGCTGTCCCGCACGAGACCTTCCGGTGCCAGTTCGACGCATGATGACGTGGAGTTGCTACACGTGGACTTACGCCAGCGTATTGTGTCTGTCACCCTTATTGCTCCTCCCATCGGTTCAGCAATTCGGTGATGAGCCCCGTTGTGGCTGCGGGGTTCATCGCCGCCCGGCGGAGGTTCTCCGCCGCGTTCTGGTAATCGCGCACGTCACGCTTGTCGGTGACGAAGACAGCTGACCTGTAGTTTTCGAGGTGGACCACAGGGTTGGGGCGTTCGAATTCGATCAGCACGAATGGCCCGTTGTGGACGGGTGTCCATTGGCTGGCGATCGGGATGACACGTATTTCTACGTTTTCCCGTTCTCCCCATTTGAGTAGATGCCGCATCTGGTCGGACATGACCGATGCGTCGCAGGCGGGGTAGCGCAGAGCGTACTCGCCGACCAGTGCGCGGAGCGTGACCGGGTCGGCGCGGTCGAGGACGTCGCGGCGGCTCATCCTGATCGCTACCCGATGGTCGGCCTCCCCGGTGGTGGCACCTGAACTGAGCATGATCGAGCGGGCGTAGTCCCTGGTTTGCAGGAGACCGGGGATGAGGGCCTGGTTGGCTTCGGTGATCAGTTTCGCGGTGCGTTCGTATTCCAGCAGCGCGGCCAGTGTTTTGCCGACGCCGGGCGCTACCCAGTCGGGGTCGGCTGCTGCGCGGGCCAGGGCCAGGAGTTCTTCACGTTTGTCGTCGGTGACGCCGAGGTGGGCGAGGATTGTGGCGGTGTCTTCAGGTGTTGGTGCTCGACGCCCGGATTCAATGTGGCTGAGTTTTGTGTGGGTGTAGCCCAATTGTCTGGCTAGCTCGCGGAAGCCGATACCGGCGACAAGCCTCAGATCCCGTATTTCCGCACCTAGCTGATGCGCGCGGGGTGTGTCACCGGTTCCAGCCATGTAACCAGCGTAGCCGCTCCCCGCTATCCGTAAAGATCCCTCGCGTGGAGTGTTGACAGGGTGTATCCGTAACCGAAGACTGGTTACAGGAACCACCACAGCCGACGCCTGCCGGGAGGCCTCGCCCCATGTTGCCTTCGCCGCTTTGGCGGCACACCGCGCGCCCGCGCTTACCCTGCTCGGCCGCTGCGTGAGCCGATCCGAGACCGCGGCGGGCGCGTCAAACACCCCCGGTGATGCGCCCGCCGCACCTCGCGACATGCCCTGCTCCGAATGCCCCGACCTGATCCGGAAGGGCAAGCCCATGATGCCCTCGGGTCTGGACGGCACACGAGAGCAGCTCTACGCACACCCCGCCTGCTGGCACCGCACCTACGACGCGATCTGACCAGCACCCTGACCGGTGGCGGACCGCCGTGATTGGCTCAGTCCAGGAACCACCACAGCTGCATCCGTCACCACACGGACCGCCCCTCCAGGGCGACACACGGTCCCGCGTCCCCTTCCGTCGGACGCGGGACCGTTCTGTACCCGACACCGGACAGAAGGGCACGACGTGTTGGACATCGGAGACATCGCTGTTGTCATCCCCGCCCACCCGGCGCGCGTCCGCAACGGGATGCTCGATCGGGCGGTGGCGTCGGTGTGGGCGCAGACCCTTCAGCCGGCCGAGCTGCATGTGGTGGTTGACCGGCACCGCGCCGGCGCGTGGCGCACGAGAGACCAGGGCCTGCAGGCTGTTCGGGCGCCGTGGGTGGCGTTTCTTGACTCCGATGACGAATGGATGAGAGACCACCTTGAGGCGCTCGCCGGGACAGCCCAGCAGGGCGCCGATTACGTGTATTCCTACTACCAGGTGCGCGACGCCTCCGGCCGCGACAGCACAGCCGACCCGCTCGGCCATTTCGGGAAACCGTTCGACCCGAGCGACCCGCACCAAACCACCATCACCACCCTGGTCCGCACCGAGCTCGCCCAAGCCGTCGGGTTCCACCCGCCGCCCGTCGACGAGTCGATCGGCGGCCAGCGGTACGGCGAGGATTTCGCCTTCACGCTCGGCTGCGTCGCCAAAAACGCCCGCATCGTGCACGTGCCGCAACGCACATGGTGGTGGTACCACCACGGCCGCAACACCAGCGGCATGCACGGTCAGGGAGACGCCACCGACTGATCCCGCACACGGTGGGCGTGGGAGCGGCCCCAGCGCCTAGGTTCGCTCGCTGGGGCCGCCATTGCCATCCCATCCGTCACCACAAACAGAACGGGTCATCAAACCCGAGCGTCGGCCCCGAAAGGCCGCAGATAAGGCGGCGTGGACAGCATAGCGCGACCTGAAGATCCATCACCGCTGCCGCTGGGCTCACCGTCCGGCCGCCTCGCGGCTGTTTGGGTCCGACCTGCGGGTTTACGTTCAGCCGCCTGGCGGCTATTAGCCGCCGACCTGCCGGGCGACCGCCGAGGTGCCGGTTCGGGAGGATCCCATCGCCGCTACGCACCCGCAGCTGCCTTCAGCCGGGTCGGCAGGAACTGGGTGGGCAGTCCACGGGCCAAAAGGTCGTCCTGCGACTCGATCAGGGTCGCCGGTTTGGCCCCTGACGGCGCCGTGACGGGCCTAGCGGGCTGTGGGGAGTCCATCCGGACCGCTGGGAGCTGATCGGCGCTCAGGCCGCACGTGAGGTAGGCGACAGCGTTGCGCCTCGCTTGGTTGACCTTGCCCTGAGCGTGACGCCGGATCGACCGCAGATCATGCCCGCCAGCGAGGGCCGCATCGACGAGCAGCGCCAGCTGACGCGCCTGGCCCTGGGTGGGGTGCGTGTGCGACCCGTACGACAGGCCGAGGACCAGGTCCAGCGCCGCCGGGCTCGGTTCCCGTTCGTTCGACGATTCCGTCGATCCGTCCATCGCCTGCCCGTGGCCCGCCGCCTCGATAGATGGATTTTCTTCTCTACTTTTCTTCTCTTCCTTATAGGGATTCCCGGCCTGTCGGGAACCGGCCTGTCGGGAATCCACCCTACTTCCCGGCAGGGCGGGAAAGTCCTGGTCAGAAGGGATTCCCGGCCTGTCGGGAGTCCGCTGCCGACCTGCGGATTCCCGCCCTGCCGGGAATCCGCCCTGACCTGCGGTTTCGGGGTTGTCCACAGCTTCAGCAGAGGTCGAAGTCGCCTCGCGGGCCGCCTTCGAACCCGGATGCGGGCCGCGGCGCCGGGGGGTCGCCTTGGTCGGCTTCCACGTCCGCTCCTCCTCCGGTACCGGCACCGGCTGCAGGTCGTACTGGACGTAGGGCACTTGCGCGACCGGGTCGTACTCGTTGGTGCGCAGCAGCAGGCCGCGCTTCTCCAACGCGTTCAGCAGGTCGTAGGCCCGGTTGCGAGCGAGGGACTTCTTCGCCTCCCACAGCTTCTTGCCGCTGACCTCGAACTCGCCGTCCATGCTGGCCAACCACGTCCAGGCCCAGCATTCATCGGGCGGGACGTCCGGGTCGCGGGTGATGGAGTTCGGTGTGCTGGTCCAGCCGGCGTGCATCCACTGGGCGGGGTCCTTGCGGACGTAGGCGGCGTTCGCCTTGCGGCGGGGGCCCGATTGGCTCATAGCGGCGTGTCATTCCTCTCGACACGCGGCAGGGCGCTGGTGGACGTCAGCGGCGCCCAGTACACTCGCCATGTCGCGTGAAGTTAGTTGCGGGGCCTTGCCTTAGGCCGCGTGAGTTAGTGAGTTAGTGAGCTAGTTGGTTGCTTGTAGGGCTGACTGATCGCCTTGGCTGAACTGGTTCGTGGTGGTTCCGGTTAAGCGGCGCCTCGTATCAGGCCCGGAGATGACATCTCCGGGCCTGAGGTGTCTCTAGGAGTGTTCCCCTTCCTCCGGTTCCTCTGGTCCAGGCTGGGCCGCGTGTCGCCGATCTCCCCGTGGCCGGCGCATCTGGGCGGCGATGTCCTGGACGATCTGGATAGCACCCTGACCCGTCACCGAGTGCCCAGCTACTCCCACTCCGTGATGGTCATCGTCTGCCTCCGAAATATCGACCGTCGACCGTCGGGCAGGATCCGTACAGCCGTCCTGAGTTGACCAGTTCGAACATCTCCAGGGCAGGCATGTCTGCTGCGCCCCTGGCTTCAACGCGGCTGCGCGGCGCAGCACAGACACCAGCTGCGGCGTACACCACGGTGGCGTCGTCGGAGGTCTTGTTTCGCCGGTAGAACTCGCCGTCCGGGTCGTCCGCTTCCGCTTTCCGCACCCGGTGGATGAGCGCACCCGGCCCGCGGTGCCCCAGCAGGTCGAGGACATGCAGCCAGTCCCCCAGGTGGAACATGTCGACAATCCGAGCTGCGCCGTCTGTCATCACAGCCATCCGCCGCACCTCCTCGAGCGGCACCTCACCCTCGAGCGCGTGCGCTGCGGCGGCAGGGTCGGCGGCTGCGATCCAATAGCCGTCCGGTTTGTTGCGGGCTGCCAGCTCGGCGTGCTTCATCGCGACCATCGCGTCCCGCTTCTCGGGTGAGCCGATCGGGTGCTTGTCGACCGCGGCGCGCTCGAGGGCGGCGGTCCGGGAGATGCGGTCGTCGCTGACCGTTGCGATCCCGGCGGTCGACTCGAGGACGACGGTGGCGTCGCCGAGTACGGCGTACCGCACCGCGTCTACATCGATCCGAACGATGGCCACCGCGGCGGACGGCGTCCCCGGATGGGCAAGGTCGCACTCCGGGTGCAGGCCCGCGACGTGATCGATCGCGGCGGCCAGCATGCTGCGCAGGGGAAGCGTGTGGTCCGATGCGGCCGCGAGGATGGCCATGCCCAGGTGCCTCGTGTACCAGGCGACTCCGTGTAGACAGCCGGTGTCGGTGCGGACGGTCGCCCCGTCCAGCACCACGACAAGATCGGACGTCACCGACACCCAGTCCTCGTTTGGGTTGCCCGGCTGGCCGGCATCAGTTACTCCGGTGAAGAACACGCAAGTTGCCCCCTTTTACTGTCGAACGACGTGGATGGGTGTGACGCGTTCAGCAGCGACGATCGTGCCGTCGGCGGGGTTGTATCTGGTCTCGACGATCGTTGACCATCGGTGGGTCTTGACCTCGCGATACAGGTCCTCGATGTTGCTGACCAGGTACTGCACGGTTCCGAGGGTGCCCATCGCGTGGATGCCGGCCAGGTACAGGAACGTTCCCCGACCGTCCGGGCGGGGCAGGCGTCCGATGTAGCCGTAGTCCGCTGCCTCACCGCGGTCGCTGGGCGAGCGGTAAGGGGTGTCGCTGTCCTGGTCGACCAGGTACCAGCCGTCGGGGCCACACCCGAAAGCCAGGTGTTCGTCGCTTTCGAGGACCTGGCCGACTAGCGGCAGGATCCGCGGGCTGCCCATCACGATCAAGTTGTCCCTGTTCAAACGCACGTGACCCGGCGGCGGGACGACCTCGTAGTCCTCGGCCGCCAACCCCAGTTCGTAGTCGACGCACATGGAACCCAGCAGCGTGCAGGCCCGCATCATGGGCCGCGACACAACCGCCTCAGGCTTTTCCTTGGCCGCTTCCCACTTGCCGCCGACGGAGATCGTGACAGGCCCGGTGCCCAGTAGCGCACGCTCGACCTTGGGGGCCGAGGACAGCAGGCGGCTGATCCGCGACGAGCTCACTCCCAGCATCCGAGCGATGTCGGCCTGCTTGACCTTCCGGCCGATCAGGTCCTCGATCGCTTCACGCCGGATCCTCGCGTACTCGCCGCCCTGCGTCTGGTGATAGACGACCTGCTCGTGTGCGCGACGCATCCGCTCCCACGGGTCGTCAAGGGCCTGGACCTCCTCAATGTCGGGCATGCCCCACATCATGCAAGGTTGAGGGGGGTTCCGCAAGGTGGAGTGTTGCTGGGGGTTGATGGGAGGTCGTCCGCGTGCTACGTTCGATCTCGATGTTGACCCCACTCACTGAAAACCGTGAGAGTCAACAAGATCACCCGTCCGTCACCACAACACGAGCACCCCCAGCCCCATCCGTCACCACACGGCACACAACGGAGGCCACGCCAATGACCATCACCACGGCCGCCCCCGTCAACACCATCCCCACCCGTGCGCAGGCGTTCGCCGACTTCGTCGAACATCTCGTGCCCTCCGACGTCGAGGAATGGCAGGACCGGGCGCTGTGCGCGCAAACCGACCCCGAGGAGTTCTTCCCCGAAAAGGGCGGCTCAACGCGCGAAGCGAAACGCATCTGCCAGGGCTGCGACGTCCGGGCGGACTGCCTCGCCTACGCCCTGACCCATGACGAACGGTTCGGGATCTGGGGCGGCCTGTCCGAACGGCAGCGCCGCAACCTCAAGCGACAGACCTGACCCACCGCTCACCGCTCCACCCCATCCGTCACCACCGGAAACCTGAACGGAGGCCAGCAATGGCCAGCCGACGCAACGCGCGGTCCCGGAAGGCCGCCGACCCGCAGACCGTCCTCATCTACGCCGAGTTCGCGGTCCGCGAGAGGCCCAGCTCCCGCAACCGCAAGAAGCTCATCGCCGCCCGCGAGCGGTACGCCGCCCGCGTGATCACCGCACCCGAGGCACTCAGCGACCTGGACGAGGCGTCATGAGCAGGTCCAATCAGCGGCCAGCACGTCACACGCCCACCGCTGCCGCATCCGTCCTCGTCTCTGTCCAGGACAACGGCACCCCGTTCGTCGTCGTAGCGGTCCCGGTGCTGGAACTGAACTCGTTCCACTGGGACGTCCTCGTCGCAGCAGCCAAAGCCACCCGCCGAACCCCGTACCAGCCCGACCAGTCCGACCCGTGGACTGCCGAGCCGCTGGCCGAACTGCGCCGCTACGAACTGATGGCCGGCAACACCATCACCGACAAGGGCCGCCTGGCTCTGCGGATGGCGGGATTGCAGTGATGTCCGCACAGACCCGGGCTGGACGCTGTGCCGTCACCAGCGCCCAGCCCGCTTCCACCACCAGCCACCGGTTGGCGCTGCTGATCCCGGCGCTGCGCGACGCCGAACAGCGCGCCGACGAGCCTGCGATCCGCGCCGCGTGGGACGGCATCGCCGACGCCGCCACCGAACCCGGCCACTCGAACTGACCACCGCAGTACGAACCCCCGAAGGACGCAGACAGATGCAGCCCGGCAACCAAGCCCAGTCCATCGCCTGGACATCCACCGTGAGCCCGACGCTGGTCGCGGCCGCGCTGGTGGCGCTTCTGGTGGTCGTGGCGCTCGGAACGCTCGCTGTCCGGTTCGCCCGGCGACTGCCCCAGGGCACGCCGTGGTGGTACTACGCCGGCGCCGCAGGTGGCCTGTCGGTCAGCTTGAACACGTCGTGGCGGTTCTTCGGGGACCGGCTCGGTGTCACCGGCGCCGAGCGGGTGGTCATGTTCTCGGTGGTCGAACTGGCCTTGATCGCGTGCGCGGTCGGTATGCGCGCCAACGTCCGCCACCTCGACCCCGCGACCGGCCGGCCTGGTTCGCCGGGCGCACCTCGTCTGGTCGCGTGGGCACTGTGTGGCCTGTCCGGCTACGCCGCGGTGGTGCTGTCCGGCCCGGTCGACGGCGCCGCCCGCGTAGCACTGGGCCCGATCCTCAGCCTGGTCATGCTGCACCTGGCGCTCGGTATCGAGATCCGCCGCCGCGCCGGCATCCAGACCGGCCTGTGGGCACGCGTCACCGGTGAGCTTCGGGAGCGTGGGTTGTCCCGGCTCGGCCTGGCCGACGACGACCGGGACGCTGTCACCCGCACCCGGGAGCGGGCAGTCACCCGCGCCGCCCGGCTGGCGCTGGCGGACCGCGCACTGTGGCGCACCGGCCGCCTGTCGCGGGCGCTTCGGGTAGCGCGAGTAGCGCACGACCCCGAACTGCGCGAGCGCCTGTTGGCCGAGCTGGCGGTGCAGCGATCGGCAGCGCTACTGGCGGCGCTACCGCTGCGCTCCCCGTGGGAGCCGACCAGCGCCACTGGCGCCACCGAACAGGCGCCACTAGCCCCCGCTACTAGCGCCCCGGAAGCGCTACCCGAACCCGTCGAGGTAGCGCGCCAGTTGCGGGTAGCGCCAGCGCCAGTAGCGCGCATCCAGCAGCACCGCCGCCGCACCCGTCCGCTCGCTGGCGTAGCGGCCAAGACAGCGGCTGGCGACAAGACAGCGGTCATGCGCCACATGTTCGACCGGGCCGTCAAGGACGGCACCGTTCACCAGCTGACCGGTGCGGCGCTGGCCAGGGCGGCTGGGGCGACTGCCAGTTTCGGGCGGGCCAAGCTCGCCGAGTGGAGCGGCGACCTGTCCGAGCAGCGGACGGAGGGCACCCGATGACCGCCGTCAACCTGTCCGGCGACGTTTATCTCGTCGCGCGCATCTCCGCGCTAGTGGCGGGCCAGGATGTCGCCGAGTGGGTAGCGGACGCGGTTCGGGGTAGCGCTGCTGAGGCGCTACGTCCGGGCGCTACCGCTACGCCGCTACCGGCCGCTACTGGCGCCGCAAACGGTGGCGCTACTGGCGCCGCTACTTGCGCCACCGCCACACCGCTAGTAGCGCCTCCCGCCACAAGCGCTAGTAGCGCCACCGACGGCGCCTGGGCGGTGTCGTGATGGCAGGCCAGCGGGCACGGACCGCAGCGGCCATGGGGACGGCCGTGGTGCCGACCCAAGCCATGCAGAGGCTTGCCCGGCGGGCCGCACGCTTCGAGGAGGAGTTAGCCGTCGCGTGCACGCCAGTTGATCTGGTGGCGGTCTCCTCGGCGCAGCTCCGCAGCATCCTGATTTTGCGGTCGGTGAACCCTGACCTCGCCGCCCGCATCGCTCAGGGGCTCGTGGACTACTGCCGCCAGGCGATATCGGCCCTGAACAGCGAAAACACCGGTGAAGCAGTGGCCAGTGCATCAGCGGGGAGGTGGCCGCGGTGATTACTACGCTGACCAGCCAAAACACGTCTGCTGCAGATAGGAGCGGACGGTGGAGCACCTACGTAGCAGCCAGCCGCCCACGTCACCACATGCTCCGCTGCTGCTCCACGTCTGCTACGCGACCTGACCTGCGGTGGAGCAGCAAACCCGCTGTGGAGCAGATCACCGATCCGATGCTCCACACCACCCGTTTCCCCTGGTCGCACGTAACGATCCCGCACGTACCCGACACAGAACGAGGCCCCACCGGCTTACACCCGGCAGGGCCTCCAACACCGAGCCCTTCTAGGAGGCCCGACGTGCCCACCCAGAATACAGCGACAGCGCCTATCGACCACGAAACGACACCGATGGTGAACCTGTTCGACATCCTCAACAGCCAAGGCATGCCAGCCATGGCGCGGTTCGCCGGGACGCTGCTGCTGTTCCTCGCGCTGCACCTGATCCGGGCGCCGCTACTGCTTGCGGTCCGCGTCATCGAGGCCTCGATGCGTCGCGTCAATACCTACGCCACTGCACCCGAATTCATCGCCGCACCCGTTCGACAGGAGGACCGCGTCCATGCCTACGCCGCCTGACACCATCAACCCGACCCAACGCGACACCAACGGTGTCGTCGAGTGGGTCGGCTACCACCTGATCGAACTGGCTGGCGTCACAGTCCCCGCGGTCCTAGGCGTCACGGTCTCCCCGGTCTTCACCTTCGTGGCGATCCTGGTCGCCGCGTGGTGGGCGCTGCACGAATGGCGGCTGGCCCGCCGCCGCCGCGCCGCGCGCCGCGCGCTGTGCATCACCGCCGGCACCACCGACCGGCCCGTCGTCGAGCAGCCCACCGAAGGCGAGGAGGCCAGCCAGGTCACCGCCTGACACAAACGTCCGGCCGGGGCGGCGCCACCTTGCCAAGTTGCACCCCGCCACCGACCGGACCCACCCAGCACCCACAACACCTCGGGAACCGGGAGAACCACATTGTCTCGCATCGTCAACGTGGCCTGCGCCGCCGTGTGCGGCACGGTCGTGATGGCCGCGCTGGGCGCGTACATCACCTACCGGCCCGCCGTGGTCGAGGCGCTCGGCAACAGCGGAATCACCGAGGACGCCATCGGTCCCGCCCTGGGTGCCGGGCCCGCCACACACCGAACGTCCGGGTTGGGCCCGTCGTCGATGCCCGGCATCCCCGCGACAGCGCTGGCCTACTACCGCGAATACGGGCGCACTTGCCCAGGCCTGGACTGGGCCGCCCTCGCCGGGATCGGCGCGGTGGAAACCAACCACGGCCAGTCCCACCTGCCCGGGGTGCACTCCGGCGCGAACTACGCGGGCGCCCGCGGCCCGATGCAGTTCGAGCCCGGCACGTTCGCCGCAGTCCGCTACCGCCACCCCGACATCGGCCCGAACATCTACAGCCTCCACGACGCCATCCACGCCGCCGCCCACAAGTTGTGCGACGACGGGTTCTCCCACAGCCCCTACCGGGCGTACTTCGCCTACAACCACGCTGGCTGGTACGTGCGCGAGGTCGAGGCCCGCGCCGCCCGCTACCGCGCAGAAGCCTGACAACGAAAGGAATTACCGACATGGCCAAATATGCCGTGGTGAAAGCCAGCGAACTGCACGCCGGTGACGAGGTGAAGTTCAGCAACGGCCGAACGGCCACCGTGGACGAGGCCTTCACAGATGACAACGGAGTCTTCGTGGAGTTCAGCAACGGCGACGGCGGCTACATCCACGCCAAGCAAGAATTCAAAGTGACCTCCTGAAATCAGGAACCCTGAAACCGTCCAGAGAAAAGGCAGGAAGCCAATCATGGAAAACATGCCCGGTAGCAGCGTCCCCACCCGGTCCACCACTAGGTCGTCGACGACGAAGCGCCCGAAGAACACGCCACTGGCCGTGACCCTCTGGGCCGCTGGCGCGGTACTCGTCGTGATGATGTCCATCGCGTTCGGCGTGAACATGCAGCACGCCTACCACATCGAGGCCGCCCCCGCCGCCGTCCACTCGCAGCGGATCTGACCCCCCAATACCCGCAGCGCAACCCCAGCAACGACAACAGAGAACGAGGTAAACACCATGGCTGGAACCAGGCCCAAGGGCACGAAAATGTCCATGCCGTCCCTGATCGTCGCGGTTGGCGTGCTGTTCGTGGTCGCGTACATCATCGGCCAGTACCTGCCGACGCAGGGCATCCACTTCCACGTGTTCAGCGCCCCCGCCGTGCCCGGCCCGGCGCAGGACTGACCCCGCCGGGGGAGCCCCGGCGGGGCTCCCCCGGCGCCCAGCCCAACCCGAACCCCCGGGAAGGGGGTGATCCCTTCGCAGGTGATTGGACCACCGTGATGCCAACCCCACCCGACTGCGGCCGGCCAGACGAGTTGGCCAGCGTGCACCACCTGCCCCACATCGGCCCCGACGCGGCGCCCGACCCCGCCGCGGTCGCGCTCTACACGCAACTGGAATCCCAGCGTGGCCAGCGCGGCGCCCGCCTCGACGGCTACGTCACCGACGCCGCCGCCCTGGGCCGTCTCACCCGCACCGTCGCCACCCACCACCGCACCCGCGCCATCCTCGGTGCCGCCGCCCGCCACGCGATCGGCTACCCCATCGCTGGCGCCATGGTGCTGGCACAACGCGTGTGGGACTCCCGCAGCGGCGCCCGCTACGAGCGGATGCAACGCCGCGCCGAACAGTGCGGCGACAACAAAGCCCTGCTGGAGTGGGAATCCCGCGCCAAAGATGCCCGGGAGCAGCGGCACCGCCACCGCGTCGAGTGGTGGTCCACCATGCCGTGGGCGTGGACCAAGGCGTTCGGCCTGGGCATCGGCTGCGTGGCCGGGGTCCTGCTGGTTGTTGGGGTCGCCCTGTCGGTCATGTCCCGCGACGCCGCCGCGATCTTCGCCCCCTTCACCGCGGTGTTCGCGTTCATCGCCGACCTGGTGCGGATCGTCACGCTGGTGTGGGCGTCGTTCCTGCTGGTCGCCGTGGTGGCGGTGTGGATCGTGTTGTGGGCTGTGGGCCGTGCCCGCGCCACCACCCCCGCGTGGCAGGCCCAGGAGAACAGCGACGACAACGCCCCCGCGGCGAGGGCGGACGCCACCCGCCGCTGGACCACCTCGCCGCCCGCGATCACCGGCCCCAACGAGGAGGGCCTGACCTACTACACCGACACCGGCTACGAGGACCAGGACCCCCACGACACGGCCACCGTGGTCGACGCCGAGGGTGTCGACCACGACGACACGTATACCCCGGCCGACCCCGCGATTGTTCCCGCGCCCCGGCAGCCCCGACGCCGTCTGCTGCCACGCCCCGGCCTCGACCCGGACGAGGCGGCCATCATCGGTTCCCTGCAGGAACTGGGAATCCCCAAACTCGCCGCCGCCCGGGAGGGCCGGGAGGACCGGGAGGGCTGGCCAGCCGAGGACCTCGACCCGGGCGACCAGGAATACGCCCGCCGTGGCCTGTGGCCGATGCGCCCGACCCGCGACGGCGACGGATGGCGTTGCCAGATCCGCCTACCACGCGGTGTGCCCGTCGAAATGATCGTCGGCAAGCGGGTCGTGCTGGCCCACAACCTGGAACGCAAGCAGCAGGAGGTGTGGGCTACCGAACCCGACGACAAGGCCAGTGTCCTGGACCTGTGGATCGCCGACCGCGGCAGTCTCAACCGTCCCGTCCCCCCCTATCCGCTATTGGCTAACCTCAACACTGTCGTCACCGATTATTTCCGGGGTGTCCCGGTCGGTATCGGCATCCGCGCGAACGTGATCAACGCTCGCCTGTTCGAGGCCAACTACGTGCTCAGCGGGATCATGGGCGGTGGCAAATCGACGCTGATCCTCGCCCTGCTCGCGGGCGCGATGCTCGACCCGCTAGTCGACATCCACGTCTTCGTCATGGCCACCAACGCCGATTACGACCCCGCAGAACCCCGCCTGGCCACCCTGAAAACCGGGATCGGCGAGGACACCGTCCGTGCGTGCATGGACCGAATCCAGACCATGTACGACAATCTCGAAGAGCGCGGCCGTGCGCTGAAGGAACACGGCGGTGAACGGGCCGCGACCCGCGAGATCGCCGAGGTCGACAGCAGGCTGCGCCCGCAGGTCCTGGTGATCGACGAGTGCCAGGCGCTGTTCCTGCACGCCAAGTACGGCAAGTTGGCCGAGGAACGGATCGTGCTGCTAATGAGCGCGGCCCGTAAGTACGGCGACACCATCATCATGGCCACGCCGGAGCCGACCAACGGCGGTCTCCCGCGGCAACTGGTGTCCGTCGCCTCGAACAAGGCGTGCTTCTCGACCGGTGACCACACCAGCAACGACGCCACCCTGGGCACCGGATCCCACCGCGCCGGGGTGACTGCCGTCGGGTTGCGTCCGAAAACCGACCTGAGCCTGGGTGACGTCGGGACGGCGATGACGCGAGGGTTCACCGCCACCCCCGAGCTACTGCGGTTCTTCTACCTGTCGGTCGAGGACCTGCATCGGGTCACCCGCCGCGCGGTGGAACTGTACGGCGGCCATGGCGGCAACTCATCGGACGGATTCCGTGAGGACGTGATCACGGTGATGGGCGGCCGGCCGAAGGTCAAGTCCAGTGACGTGCTGACTCGGCTGCGCACCCAGTGGCCGAGCGTGTACGGCGGCTGGTCGGCGCAGCAACTGGCACAGGCGCTGCGGGATGGGCAGGTCGAGATCCGGGCGGGCCGCGTCGACGGCGAGGCGGGCCAGCGGTACGTCGCACTGTCTGACATGGATGGGACCGATGAGCACAACGCCAGGCGAGGACTAAACGGGGAGGGTTCTTCCCGCGTGCAACAAAACAACACCGAAAGAGGGCTTACGGATGGGATTGCGTAGCAGACGGTCGGGTGATGAGGAGTGGGGCACCCCAGCGGTGCCACGGAACCGGATCGGAGAAGCAGCCGACCACCCGGACGACGACGACACGATCGCCTACCCGGACCCGGACATCCTGGACGACGACCAGTGGTCCAGCAGAGCTGACCACGGCCCCCGCAACCGGTTCCCGGTGGTACTTGTCGTCGTGGGCCTCGTCGTCGTGGTCATGGTCGTCATCACTGGTATCAGTCACATGAGTCCCATGATCGGTGTGTGATGGAGGTCGATGATCTGTTCGATGACCAGTGGGTTCGTGGACGGAACGGGTAGGTAGCGCGATGGCAGCCATCCTCGACCAGCGCCGCCGCCACTTCCAATGCGCCAACCGGGCGGTCCCGTCGCTCGGTTCGGCGCGCCGACTGCAGGCGCTCTATGCGGCAGGGGTCCCGCAGTTCCACCTCGACCGGATGCTGCATTGCGGTCGCCCGGTCACCGTCGCAGCCGCCCGCGTGGTTGAGGAACTGTTCCTAGGTCTGTGCGGCCATTCGCTTCCCTTGTCGCCCGCGGACGAGGCGCGGGTGATCCGCCACCGGTGGGTGACAGCGGCAGCCTGGACGGACCTGCCGATCGACGACCCGTGGGCGAACCCGGTGATGGATCCGGCGACGTCGATCGCTGTCCAGCACGTGCTGTGTCACCGCCGACCGGACCCGTGGATGGCCCAGCGAGTGCGGGCCCGACTCGCTGGCCGCCTGCGGATCCGCGATCTGACCCTTATCGAACGCGCGTACGTCGCCCTCGCGTTGCTACAGGCCAGGGAGACACGCAACTCAACGCAGGTCCGTTCCGGTCTGGCGCCGAAGGTGGTCCACGCGATGCACGCCTACCTCTGCACCTGACCCCCCACCGATTTACGGCGTAAATCGCGTCGACGCCTACTGGTCGCCGAGGAACCGGTCCACGTCGACCACCTTGTCTGGCTTCGACATCGGCGACACCAGTTCGATCAGGTCACCTCTGTGCTGACGCAGCAGCACCACCACCGCTTCGTCGATGACCCGTTTCGACACCCCATATCGGATCGAGATGGCCTCACGTAGACCACCCAGGTAGTCGCAGTGCTGCTTGCGCATCCGCAGCGTCACCGTGTCCGTGGCGTTGCCTGCGTCCGGGTCGACCAGGTCCAGTTCGGGAGGCACCAGCGCGCCGCGGACTGGGGGCGCCGCTGGCTGGTCCCGTGACTCGCCGGCCATGCGCTGACTACGGCTCGGGCGGCTCGGGGGCGCCGTGCTGGACGGCGGTTCGGGCAGTGGCCGGATCTCTGGGGTGATTCCCTCGCTGGTCATGCTGCCTCTCCACGCTCGATCAGTTTGTCGGCGACGATCGCCGGTATCCGAGACAGGGCCTCCCGGTCCGGGTAGCCAGGCGGCAATGCGGTGATGGGCAGGCTCTTGTCGTCCTGCTCGGAGAACGCGGTGCGCATCGGCTGCTCGACCCACACCCGATCACCGAACAGGCTGCGGATCTCGGCGATGCGTTGGGCGTGGTGGCGGGTGTTTCGGGTCATGTTGATGACCGCGCCGACGACGTCGAGGTCGGGCACGTCCAGCCGGGAACGTCGGGCGTAGACCCGTTCGACGGTGCGGCGTGCACCGCGGATCGCGGGGAACGTGGGCTGGGTGACGACGATCAACCCGTCCTGGCGGTCTCCGCACGCTGCCCAACCCATCTGCGCGAGCGGGCCGAGCGACGGCGGCAGGTCGATCAGGCAGTAGTCGTACTGGTCGTCGACGCCCTTGAGCGCGTCGGCGAGCCGGAAGAACGAATTCGCGCTGCTGGTGTCGGCGGCGCTGTCTTCCAGGTCGAACCGGGAGGGAATGAAGTGGATCCGCGGCGCGTAGGGCAACTGCCAGCGGCATTGCTGGATGACCTTCGCCGCTAGACCTTCTTTCACGGCGCCGCCGCGACTGGAGTGCACTTCGCGGATGACGTCGGCGATGGTGTCGCAGTCCTCGTCAGTGTTGACCTCGAATCCCATGCGGCGGCTGGCGTCGGCTTGTGGGTCGAAGTCGACGACGAGGACGTTGCGGTCTCGCATGGCGAGCGCGGCGGCGGTGTCGGTGACCTCGGTGGATTTCCCGACACCGCCCTTGTTGTTGCAGAACGCGTATCTGCGTGCCATGGGCGGTGGTCTCCCATCTATGTGTACTTGTGCACAAGTACACGGGCGGACACAACAGGTGCACTTGTGCACAAGTGCACAGCAAATGTCAGGGTGGCGAGGACACATCGGACTCGCTGATCGCGCGGGCCCGGATCGCTGGCACCGAGTCACGCAGCACGTCGAGCACGATCAGCGACAGGGCGCGCGGATGGATACCCGTGTCGGCTTTGATCCGGGCCAGTTCGCGGTGCCAGCGGGCCAGCCATTGCGCGGACACCCGGAAGCCGAGCAGCCGATCACGGCGGTCAGAGTGCGACACACACGCAGGTGAGGGGGCTTGTCGCGGCATGGCGGGAACGCTATCGCACAAACGTTAAACGTTCCCACCCGGCGACCGCCGTCCGGCATGTCGGCACACAGAACAGCGGAGAGCACCCCAATCTCGGGGGCTCTCCGCTGACGAGCGGGCCGGTGCGGCTACTCGATGTTCTGGACGTCGAACAGGTCCGGGATCCGATCCAGCAGACCCAGCACTTCCAGCACGTGACGCCGTTCCGCCCGTTGACTGGTGAGCGGGAACCGGCGCGCGACACGGATGATGGCGTCCCGCTGCTCTGCCGGTGTGCCTGGTTCGTGGATCACGCCGATCGTCGTCACGAAGTCACCCACGCTGCTTCTCCGTCCAGTTCTGCACCATCTGATCCTCCGAAGGGGTCCGCCAGTCGCGGCGCCCCGGGTCAGACGAGCCACAGGTCACCGTCCCGCTGGACGATCTCCACCAGTTCAAACCGCGTCGACCTGGTCCACGGTCACCGCGCCGCCGTGGTTGTCCAGCCACATCCAGTCCGGCGCCGAGGATCCGGGCCGCCACAGGTAGGCGGGGAACGCGTCAGCGTCCAGCCGGACACGCAGGCCATCGACGACCTGGTAGGTCGGGGCGACGATCCAGCCGTGCGCCTCGGCCAGCGCCGGGTTGCGGTGGGTCCAGCCGTGGCAGCCGGTGGTGCCTGAGCCGCACCCGCCGACGCCGTTGGAGGCGAGCCACCGGCCGCCCTGGCCTTCGGCGATCCGGTGGCACCAGTTCGACATGCGGCCCAGGCATTCGCCGGGGATGCGGATCTCGCACCAGCCCCCGGACCGCTCACCCACGATCTCGCGGGCCAGTTTCTCGGCGGCCCGTTCGGCGGACGCGGCGAGTTTCGCGTGGGGCGTGGCCGGCACAGCGCGCTGGCGCAGCGGTGTGACCCGCACCAGGTCGACACCGCGCGGCAGTTCGGTCGTCCGCTTGAGTTCGGTGCGGCGGGGGAGCGGCCCGGAGCGCCTCACCGGCCACCCCCGGCGTTGCCTTCCCGCAGCACCCGCAACTGGGCGCGCGCGGACTCAGCACCCAGCTCGCGGGACAGTGCGATGAGCATCTGCTCGGCCCGCAGCGCTGTGCTGCGGATCTTCTGGTTGGTCGATCGCAGCCCAGCGGACAGGACCCGGTCGGCGGGCACGTCGGCGCGGACGATCGAGCCGCCCTGGTTGATGGTGAGCTGGTAGCGGTGTAGGACGTCGGCGACGTCGAGGCTGTTCCACCGGCCGCCGCCGGCCTGGTAGATGGCGGCGAGGGATTGTTTGCCGGCGATGAGGTTGAGGATCGCGGTGTCGTGTGGGCCGGGTGCGCTGCGTGCGGGCCCGGTCATGCGATCGTCTGGCGGGTTCGGGCGCGTACGGGCGCACCGTATTTGGGCATAGCAATGGCCCCGTTCTGTCTGTGGTAGCCAAGATTTTGGCACCACAGGTGGGGCTGGTCAACGAGGCGCGGCCGGGTGGGTTAGGCCGAGATTCGCTGCGGCGCTGGTCTGCCGGGCTGGTGCACGGGGTCGTCGGTCAGCGCCGCTGCGTCGTCGATGCGCGGCTGGTGGGTGGTGCAGCGGATGCGGCCACGGCGTGGGACTGGCCGGCGGCAGTGTTCGCCGATGGCGGCCCGGCAGGATTCGACGGGGCAGGCGACTCGGAGGGGGGATGTGCCGACGAGCTCCGGGCCGGCTGGTGTCCAGCGGAGGACTTTGCCTGTGCCCGGGGCGGGGGTTGCTCGCCACTCCAGCATGTGCTAAGGGTGCCACGGGTACCCTGGGTGGGTATAGATGTTTTGTGTGGTGGCGTGGGTGATGGGCCGCGTATGCGGTGTGGGTGTGACTGTGTGCTACGGGTCGGGCGGTTTCGAGTCGTCTGGACGGGTGCTGCGTGCCGTTGCTCGGTGCCCCTGATGGTGCAGGCAGGTAGACAAGAGCACCCAAAGCGGCCATTTAGTCCATCGGATAGGCCGGATGGGTGTCGCCGGAGGTGGCCAGCCGCCACTGTTCCGGTCACAACACCCAGGTTGGTCGTGTAATCCGCTGCCGGATGCGCAACTATGGCGGGCGCACCCTTGTCACAGCTTGGCGGTTGAGGGAGGGGTGCAGCCGGCCGGAGGGTGCACTACCACCCCCCGGCCGGCGCCCCGGTGATCCGCCGGGGGGCGGCGGATCGGGGTGTCGGTGTTCGCGGCCAGTCGATCTGCCCCTACGGATTTCGACTGTGCGTCACCAACTGACTTGCGGCCGTCCTTGGCGACACGGTGACCACGTGGTCACCGTGAGGTTGGCGCGTCCGCGACCGTACTACGGAACGTGCTGGTTGATGGTCGGGACGCACGCATCTACACCAAAACGCCCGTGTCCTAAAAATGGGAACTTTGGTGTCACCAAAATGTCAACTAGCCATTACCGCTGATCCCAGGGCCGGGCACCCCTGTCTCAAATGGCCCGACTGAATAACGGCGCGGTCACGTTCCACAGTTCGAACGGACACCCCCAACAACTTGACGATCTCCGCAGCTGACCGGCCCCGGTCCGTCAAGTCCGCGACAAGCCACTGGCGCTGCGGAATCGTCCACGGACCCAAATGACTCACCCCGAGCCGCAGCCGCTCCACCATGATCGGATCCACCCAGCCCTCATCTTCCAGCGCCGGCCCGTCGACAGATGCGACGGCGAATGGGTTGTCGATGTCGTCGTCATCCCACGCCAAAGCGGGAGCAAAACGACGGAAAATCGCCCAATCCCGACACTCAACCGACGGGCCCGGCGACATCGACAACGCCTCATACGCGCACACAACACCAACACCAGCACCCACCGACGCCGGCCGCCCAAACCAAATCTCCACAAGATCCTCAACCGACACCGCCGGGTGAGCCGCATGAATCGCCCACAACGGCCACCCAGACCGCGCCAACGCCTCCAACCGGCGCCGATGCCCCCCATACGGTCGCGCACACGGATCATCGATCCACGCACCCCACGCGTCCTGCGGGAACCAGGCATGATCCCGCGCGCTGCGCCACGCAGGCCCCGAACGGCCCGACTCACACGCCAAATGAACAGCCGTGTCCGCGATCTGCCGGTGCGTGCTGGCCTTCACCCGCAGCCGACCACCAGCACGGATCATCCACAACGTCTGCGGACGCAGCCGAGCCCGCGCGGACAGGTCCGTGGTAGCCCACCACTGCCGGGCAAGCCCCCGCAACCGACGCTCGGCGCCTACCCCGTCGACCACCACACCCAGCCCACGCCCAGCGCACGCCGCCCGGTAGCAGCGCATGTCCCACCGCGCATCCGGACACAAACATCCATGGTTCGAGTACGCCAGATAGTCCCCATGGCGGGTGGCGCCGCACGCGCCGCGGTCGAACGGCCCTGCGGGTGGCCTCGCGGCTGCCCGGTGGGGTGACCCCACGATGCGCAACTGTTGGCGGGCAGCTACGCGGGGTGTCGGCATGTCACTACACATGACCGACTCCTCTCGATGTTGAGTTGTGGTCGTTCGAGGACGCGTCGCCGCTGGTCACAGCTCGCGCTACCGGTTCACGGTCTGTCCTCTGTGGTTCGTCGTCAAGGCGACTGCAGCTGTTACCTCCGTTGGGTAGACGACTCCCCCCAAACGGATTAGGGGGACGTTTGCATCATGCAAACGTCCCCCTAATCGCGGCGAACAACCTGTCAACCCACCGCCGGGTACCCATCCCACGTACGCCCGTCCAGCACCCGACCAGCAGCGCCCTTACCCCACCTGCGGATCGCACCCGGGTAGTCACCGACCACGTCACGCTCCATCGACCACGCCTTGTGCACCGGCCGGTGCAGGTGCCCCCAAGGCTGGATCAGGTGAGTCGCCGCATGCGCCTCCGCGTCCCGCTTCGCAGCCTCCAACTCCTCCTCGGTGCCCTGCCATCCGACAGCGGGGTCGCAGATCCGGATCGCCCACGGCGCCGGTCCCCAATCACCCCACTGTTTGAACAGAAATGGCAGGTCAGCGGCCTGGCACTGATCACGCAACGACCGGGCCCAGTCTGGATGCATCGGCCGCGCGCCAGGCCCGGACTCGCCGCCCACCACAACCCAGTCCGGGCGCACTTCACGCGGCTCGAAGCAGGTGCACATCCCCTCCGTGGCCAGTGCGCACGTCGACTCGTGCAGCCATCTGGTCAGGTCGACCGGGCTCAGCAGCGGCTCACAGGACAGCCACCGCACCGCTGCCGGCGTGTCGAGCAGCGCCGGGATGCGGATGTCCGCCCACGGCTGGTTCTCGACGCTCACACCCAGCCACACGTTCGGAAGCGGCCAACTGGCGATGTCGCGCGAGGAGATCCCGTCTCGGACCTGCACGCGGTCGGCGACCATCTCGACGAACGAAGCCCGCGACAGCAGGTTCCGCATCCTCGCGTGGCGTTTGGTGAGCACCTGGAACGTGTGCTGGCTGGCCAGCGCCATCACGGCGAACACGTCGGCGATGAACTCGTCCGACACCTTGTCGTGGAACAGGTCGGCCATGGAGTTGACGAAGATCCGTCGCGGCTTCCGCCAGTGCAGCGGCGCGTCCAGCGACCCCGGGTGCACGGCGACACCGAACCCTGGGCCGCTGGTGCGCGGGTCGCCGTCGGTCTGGTACTTCGACGACCCCATGCCTTTGAGCCGCTTCGCCATGGTCAAGGCGTAGCAGTGGTCGCAGCCGGGGGAGACCCGGTCACATCCGGTGGTTGGGTTCCACGTCTCGTCGGTCCACTCGATTCCGGTGCTCACCGGGAACCTCCAGACATCAGGACAGCGGTGATCGTCGCGGTGGCCAGCCCGACCGCCACGTACAGCAGGACAAGCCACCCGCGGCCGAGATGACGGGGTAGGTAGAAGCGTCGCTTACCCATCAGGCCACCTCCGCCGCGGTCAGCAGCCCGCACCGGTAGGCGATGGCTACAGCGTGGGTCAGGTTCCGGCCGCCGAGCCGTTCGGTGATCGCGCGGGCATGCTTGCCGACCGCGCTGGCCGACAGGTGCACCAGCCGACCGATCTCGCTGTAGCGGTGGCCGTCCGCGATCAACTGGAGGATGCGGACGTCACTCGCGGCGAGACCGGTGCGGTGCACCTGGCCGACCAGTTCGGCGACGGTCGGTTCGACGCGCCGGTTGCTCAGCGGCGGCGCGGGGAGCTCGTGAGATGTCACACCCGACGCGCATGCTTGCCACACGGGTAGACGCGACACACCGGACGACCTTTCTCGCACTTCGGGGCACCCATTCACTGCTGCGCCCCCTCACCGTCTCCGTGGTCGGGCACCGGCATCTGGTCGAAGTAGTTGTCCAGGTCCTGCGCGGTGGCCCCCCGGATCGGTTCCTTGCACCAGGAGACGTAATCGGCCTCCAACTGGCCGCTGTCCCAGCCGAGCTCCTGCGCGGACTCCCACACGGCGTCACGGGCCGCGGCGAGCTGTTCCTGGCCGTCGTCCGGGGTGAGTTCGCGGACATCCCGCACGGTGGCGGTGGCCGGGTCGCAGCCCAGCACGTCGAAGATCGCCCCGGCCAGGGTGAGACCGGGCGCCGGCTTCGGCCGATCTTTCCCGGGCCGCACGCCGTGCTTCACCGACCGGGCCCCGATCACCAGCGGCTCCTCGGTGCGCGACACCCGCACCCACAGCGACGCTTTCGCGGCGACCTTCTTCTGCGCCTCGACCCGATACTCCTTGCGGCCCTCGATCGGGTTGCCCCGGTCGTCCATGACCGCGACCTCCTTGCCGAGCGCGGTCATGACCACGATCCCGGGGAACGCGCGCAGCATCGTCATCAGCCGGTCGTGGCGCCGGTTCGCTGCATTCCAGAAAGTCGGGTGCACGGTGACCTCGGCGTCGCGGTTCTTCGCCAGCTTGGCCTTGTTCGAGTCGGTCCGGGCTGCTCTCTCATAGGCCCAGACGGTGAGCATCTCCCACAGGTCGGTCATTGAGTCGATAGCCAGCACCACAGGGGGTTCACCGGCCGCAGCGGCGGCTTGGGCGACCGTGCGGACGGCTTCGACCTGGGCGAGGATGTCGCCCCACGTGCCGTCGTGGTCGATGATCTCGAAGTCAGCGCCCGGGACGGCGCCGTACTCGTCGGCGGACCCTTCGCCGGCGTCGAGCCAGTACGTGCGGCCGACACGCTCGTTGCCGGAGAGTTCGGCGATCGCCCAGGACTTCCCGGCCTTCTCCTCGCCCTCCCACAGCACGAGGGGCAGCGGGACACGACCGGTGGGCCTGCGGGTCTTCAGCGTGGGGATGGTGGGTGCCTGGACGAACGCGGCGCGTTGGGCGTCGGTGCGGCGCTGTTCGCCGCGGTTGGGCCGGCTCGCGGGGCGGTTGGGGGTCTGCTGCTGGTCGCGCTGTTCTTCGACGCGCTCACGCATGCCTTGTGCCATGACTGTTCGATTGTCCGTTCTTTACCGTGTGGTGACGGATGGGGCTACTTCTTGACGGGCCGCAGGACGCGGGCCCTGCACGCCGCATAGGCGGCTGGGTGTTCCTTCTTGATGCGATCGACGTCGAGTGCGGTGGTGACACACTCGGCGGCCAGGCCGGGGTACAGCTCGCGGAACACAGACTCGATGAGCTTGCCGTTCTGCTTGCGGGAGGCGATCTCTTCGCCTTGCACCAGAAGGTGGTCGGCCGTGCCGAACGCGTCGATCAGCACCCCTTCCAGATCCCTGGCTCGGGCACGCCCATCAGCCTCATCCGCCTTCGCTACTCGCCACTCCAGGTACTTCGCCAGGACACCGGCGTCACCGGTCGCCTCGGTGCCCTCGTCGGCCTGCCCATACAGCGCCTTCAGCGCAGTCAGAGTGGCTTCCGACGAGTCCACCGGCGGGGCGACGTCCGGGACGACATGGTGGTGCCACAACCGGTACCCCATCTCGATGAGCAGGTCAATCAGCTGGTCGTCCCGCTCGACCCGCTTCCACTGGTACGTCCACCCGCTGTCGACCATGCCCATCGCATACGAGTGGGACCGGCCGGTGACGGCCATGCCCCACTGGCTCTGACACTCGGCGTGGTCGGGGATGTCGCCGCCCAGCCAGATCCGGGCGTCGTCGGTGCGCCAGTTGGTCGTCTTGAACTCCATGATCCCGCCGTCGCTGGTCAGCCCGTCGAGGGTGACCTGCATCCACGGAAGCGCCTTCGACCGCATCAACCCCTGCCTGCGGATCTCCAGTCCGGTGTCCTCTGTGAACAGCTGCGCGAGCACCGGTTCCATCAGTTTGCCCATGCGCATCTGCCGGGTGCTCCGTTCCGCCTTCCTGCGGCCGGTCTTGTCCATCCACAGCGTGTAGAGGCTCGTGTAGTTGGGGTTGGCGAGTCCGGCGATCGTGGAGGCGTCCGACCCACCCAGACCGCGGCGGCGCGCGGCGAGCCACTCGGCTTCGGGCGCGTCCGCAGGCAACACCAGGGTGGCGGCTGGGCAGTCCCACGCCTCCTCGCGCGGCGCCGGGAGCGTAGCGGTCACTGGCTTTCACCTTCCTTCGGTCGGATCCGGTTGAGGAACCGGTAGTAGTCGGCGAGGTAGCGGCCTTGAGGTTGCGCGCGGCCGGTCTCCCACCTGGTGAGTGTCCGTATGCCCACCCCCAACGCTCCGGCGGCGCTGGTGGCGGTCAGACCGGCCGCTGCGCGCCACTGCTTGGCGAGGGACGGATCGCCGCCGCGGGGGGTGGTCCACTCGCGGATCTTGGCGACGTGTTCGGGCTTGGGTGGCATGTTGTCACGCTAACGATTCTAGCTCGCGACAGCAAGCCATGTGGCCGGTCATGTGACCTAAAATTGGTGGTTGCCACTGTCGGGTGCGGGGCGTAGCGTTCTGCCTGTACAAACCGTCACCACACGGACCAGGCAGGCCAAAACATGGACACCGTATTTGACCGCATCGTGATTACCGACAAACGATGCCTCGGCGCCGCACCCGCCATCGACGACCGCGGCCGCTGCACCTTCCCCACCTGCGGCCGCCCCGCCGACCACCACGTGCGCTTCGACGCCGACGACAGCACCGAGCAGATCGACCCGCGTGAATACCACCGCGGGAAGGTCGGCTACTACCGGGACGAGGTCATCGGACTCGCACAGGTCGCGTCGGACGCTCTCGCCGGCGCCGACAGCCCGAGCCGTGTGCTGACCGACGGCATCGGTGTCCAGGTCGCGGCGGCCGCGTTCGCTGCCGGCTACCGCCGCGTCGCCTGACCCGACCCTCCTGTTACCCGCGGCCCTGGTGAGGGCCTGTGTCCGCTTGTGGCTGAGCGGCGCTGGCCTGGTTGATCCGGGTGCCGCTTCCCGCTGGCCGGGCGCCGCGGTCCTTCCCCCCAGGCCGTGTGCGTCCGGCCAGCCTCAATGTCCTGTGAGGCTGGTTGTGAGCACCATCCATGTCCGTTCGGGTGTCACGTCGGATGTCGTGGCGTTAGCCCGCGCTGCCGCCGCGGCGTTCGCGCTGCTGGCCCTGTGCCTGGCGGCGTTGCTCGTGGACGTTGTCGCGGCCAGCGGATCCCACCTCGCCGCCGCTGGTGTCGGATTCGCGCTGGACATCGCCGTTGGCATACCCGTCGGCTATCACTGGCGTCGCCCGGTGTGCACCGTCGTGATCGACCCGGAAGGGGGTTCGTGAGGTGGAGGTGTTCGTGCACGATTGGTGGCCGTGGCTGGTCTCTGCGGCGGTGTTGTGGCTGTTGATGTGGCTCGTGGTGGCGGGTGTGGCGAAGGCGGCGGGCAAACGCGGCCCCCAGTCACCTGCTGGCCAGCACCTGGCGGTCACGGTCGCCGACGAGGTGATGCGGGTGCCCCCGGAGTGGGGGGATGACAGTGTGGTGTATCCCCCTAGGGGGTGGACTCTGTAGCCACGTGGCGGTTACGGGTAGCACTACGCTACGGTCGCTGTTTTAAGAGCGAGTAGGTAGGCGGGGCGAAGCGGGGGGACTGCTCCATCCGGGTCGATCGCGTTTTGGCGAGCGTGAAACACCCACAAACCCCCGCGACTTCGCGTGACGTAGAGGCATACTCGCTCGGATCGCTACCCCTCCCACAACCGCCGCGCGGGGCCACCGGACCACCACGGTGGTCCCGTCACACGTCCAGACCCAAACGCCGCAACGCGCGCGTGACGCCTTCCTCCAGGGTGACTTTCGGCTCGTACCAGCCGGACATCACCGCAGGGTTCCCGACCCGGTAGGCGACGCCGCTGGGCGCATCACGTATATGCCATAGCGCAGGCTCGTATCCCGCAGTGGCGCAGGCTAGCCGGGCGAGGTCGTCCATCGAGGTCGGCCGCCCGGTGCACAAGTTCACTGGACCGTCGACGTCCTGCGCGACCATCTCCAACATGCCTGCGACGACATCGTCGACGTGAATGAAGTCCCTCGTCTGCTGGCCGTCACCCCACACCGTGAACTGGGGGTCGCGGCGGCCGGCGCGCTGGATGAACGCGGGGAACGGATAGTCAGTGTGCTGGTCCTCGCCGTACCCGGAGAACGGGCGCACCACCAGCACCCGCACCCCAGCGTCGCGGGCATACTGCGCGAGGACTTCGCCCGACAGTTTCGCCCACCCGTAGGTGGCGTCCGGCATCCCACCCAGACCGTGTTCGGTGGCGCGCTGCAGGTCGAGGTCAGACTCGGTGAGCCGCCATCCGATGCTGTGCGAGACCTGCAGTTTGACCGGGTAGACGGCACTGGACGACAGGTACACGACCCGCCGCTGCCGGGTCCGCGCCGCCCACGCGAACATCTCCGAATCGAGAGACAGGTTCGTGGCGACTCGCAACTGGGCACCTTCGATCATGCCGCGGCCGCCGACCGTCGCCGCGCAGTGCACGACCAGGTCGAACCGATCCGGGGCGGCGTGGCGGAAATACTCGCGGCAGTCCAGCCCGTCGACCAGGTCGACCCCGACGAGACTGTCCCCGCGGGCTTCGCACGCGCGCCACACGTGACGCCCGACGAAACCGCGGTGGCCGGTGATGAGGACGTGCACGGTGCGCTCCCGGCTTGTGGTGACGGATGAGGCTGGCGTCACCGTGCACGACCCCTCCGCCACAGCCATCCCGCGTCAGGCGCGGTGGGCGAGGATCACCTGGAACGGGCCCCACGTCTCCTGCCGCTGCACCGCGAACCCGCCCTGTTCGACGAGTGCCCGGTAGCCGTCCAGGTCCCATGCCCACGTGTGGAACTCGTACGCCGCGCCGGGCCGCTCGCTGTGCGGGGAGGAGGCGATCAGCCACGTCGCGTGCCGCCGGATCCTGCGCACGAAAGCGTGCGGGTCGACCAGGTGCTCCAGCATCTCCGTCGCCACCGCGATGTCGCCCCACGTGGTCGGAGCGCGGCCACCGTTGTCGGGGTCAACGACGTCGCCGTAAAACACGTTCATCCCGCGTTCGCGGGCACCGTCGACGTTGCTCTGCTGAAGGTCGTAACCCCACACGGCGCCGCGCATCTCCGGCATCCGCTCCACCACCAGCGACAGAAGCCCACCATCGCCGGCGCCCAAGTCGGCCAGCGACACCACCCCGAACTCGCGGACCACTTCGCCGACGAACCCGGCGGCGATGTCCAGGCGCCCGCGGTGCTCGGCCTGGTCCACGTGCGGCGCCCGCTCCCGGCTGGCGTACCACTCCGGTGTGGTGTGCGCCGGCACCGTGCCGGGCTCGAACAACTGCCACTCACCCACGCGGCGCCATCACCTTCCGCACCTTCGCGACGTCCTCGGTGAACTGGCCGTGCATGTACCGCTCGAACGCCAGCCGGTCCGCTTCCACCCGCTCGGGTGCGTTGACCCGCCGATACCCGTCGTCGTCTGGGGCTTTCCCGACGAGCGGGTGCATGTGCTCGACGATCACACCGGGCAGGTACCGCATCCGGTCGAGTGTCGAGCCGAGTTCGTGCCAGAAGTTGTCCACGTACAGGTGACCCAGGGCTGGCGGGGCCATGAACCCGAGTGCGCGGGGAATGTCGGCGGTCATCGCGACCTGGGTGGGCAGTGCGGCGCCGTGGATCAGGTCGTTGCCGTACACCAGGCCGGTGCCGAACTGGTTGAGGGCGTCGAGGTAGGCGGTGTCCCACCCTGGCGTGCGTGGCCGGTGGTCGTCGCCCATGAAAGCAACAGCAGTGCCGTCGCCGAGCGCGTACTCGGCGACTGCCCGGTTCAGGGCGCCGACCATGCCTTCCGATCCGGGCGGGACGACCTGCACGGTGGTTTCGGTTGTCATGTATTCGTCGCGTTTCGGGTCGTCCTCGTCCACCACCAGAACAGGCCACGTGTACCCGGTGGCGGTGGCCCGGATCTGGTCGGCGAGTTCCAACGCGGACACGGGCCTGCCCCTGGACGGAACGAACACACACAAACTGTCGATCACCGCGTCGCCCCAGTCGCCGCTGGCACGAGTTGCATCGCCGCCGCGAGTTGTTTGTCCAGTTCCCGCCGACCCAACTCGCCGTCCTCGTCGGCCATCTCCCGCAACGCCGGCAACCCCGTGTCGATCGACGCCAACACCTCGTCGCGGGTGGCCGGTCGGCCGTGGGCGAACCACGACACCTGCGTCGGCTCGCCGATGTCGTACAGGTAGCCGCCGGGCGCGCGGAACGTGGACCATGCGCGGGTCGCCCACACCAACGCCACGCCAGGGTTGCGGAGCAGCATCACCCCGGCCGGATCGACATAGTCAGCGGGCAGCCCGCGTTCGCGGCGCGTCATGTTCGGGTTGGCCAGGAACGGGCAGTGCGTGGCCGAGTACACGGCGCAGTCGGTGTGGCAGGGCGGCTCGGCTGACACCCGGTTCACCGCGCACATCGGGCCGATGACGAACGCGACGTGCCGGCCGGTGCGTTCGCCGCACACCCAGCACAGGTGGAACCGGGTTGCGTCGGCCTGTTTCGCCGAGTCAGCTACGCGAAAGTCGGGTGTGCCGTCGAACCATTCGACGAACCACGGGACCGGGTAGGCCCGGTATCGGGGCAGTTTCGCGATACGTGGCGGCATGGCGTCGTCTACGGCGGGTGGTGTGGAGATGGTCATGGCGGTGGTCTCCCGAACAGTCGACAGCGGGGTGGTTACGTCGCGGTGTCGTGTGACGGCCCGAACAGGTGCTCGCCCGCTGGCGTGGGCCACGCGGTGTCCATGCCGATACCCCACTCGATCAGGCCGTGCTCGCGGGTGGCGTGCATCGCGGCCGCGCAGGCTTCCTCCGACTGGCCGGTGATGTGCTGCAGCCGGTCGAGTGACCCTGTGTGGGGTTCCTCGGCCCATTCGCGGCAGGCTTGGACGACCTGCTCGTCGCTGATGCTCGTCGTCACGCGTCCTCCTCGTCGGTCGGTAGGGGCTCGCCGTGCTCGTCCACATCGATTGGCCAGCCGTCGATCTTGTACCGGGCGGCCATCAGCCTCAGCGTGTCGCAACCCTGGTAGGGGAAGCCGTATGCGCGGGGCCCGTACCCAGCGCACTCGTGCTGGTCGGCGTGAAGCTGGACCATATGCATGTCCGCGTCGCACCCGCGCAGCACGTCGGCCGGGTCGTTGTCGGCGATGTGCTCGGCATTCGCGTTCGCGTGCTCAACGACCATGGCGGGCATCCTCAGGCCCGATGCCTCGTTGTACATGCACTCTCGCGGGAACTGGCGCGTCTCCAAGATGGCCCAGCCCCGGCGGCGGTCGGCGCTGAGCGCCCCGTACACCGTCCACTCCGCGATATCGCCGGGTTCGGGAGTGAACCACGGTCCGGGTGTCGCTGCTCGCGCCTTGGCTGCCTTCGCCTCGATCGCTGCCTTCAGGCGAACCACCAGATCAACTGTGGTCATCCTGCCATCGCTGCTTCCCACAGGTGTCCGTTCCTCTCGATGGTGTTCTCGGCGGCTTGTCTGCGTCCGGCGGCGCCCATCTCGGTGCGGGCAGCCTCGTCGTGGACCAGTTCGCGGAGATACCGCAGCCAATCGCCAGGCTTGCGGACGAGGTAGCCGGTTTCGCCGTGGCGGACGTAGTCGCGGTATGGGCCGACGTCGGAGGCGATGACGGGAATACCGAGGGCCCCGTACTCCAAAACTTTCACCGGGGATTTGCTGAGGTTGAACTGGTGCTGCGCGAGCGGGGCGAGCCCGATGTGGAAGTCCACCGACCGCAGGTAGGCGTCGACGGACGGGAACCATCCGGTGGACCGCATCCGCGAGGGCGGGATCCGCGACCAGCGTTGCACCGGCGCCCCGATCACATGCAGCTCGGCCTGTGGCGTCTTCCGCAGGAACCGCCGGAGTTCTTCGTCCATGACGGCCCAGTCCATGGCGTGCGTGGGGGACCCGGCCCACCCGATGGTGACGGTCCCGTCTTGCCGGCGCGGCGGATGGTGGTCGAGTAGCGCGGCCGGCACAAAGTTCGGGACGACCCGCACGTCAGGGTTGTGGCGCCGCATGATCTCCGCCAACGGCTCGGTGGTCACAACGACCGTGTCAGCTACGGAAGCGTTCGTGGCGAGATGCCGGGCCCACTCCGGTTGGCGAGCCAACTGGCCGTGCACCGGGCTCGACGGATCCACGGACCACAGGTCGTCGTCGATCTCGAACACCAGACGTGGCCGCGGGCGCGACATGGCCTGCCGCCACATCGCCAACAGCTCCGGCCGCTGCTGCCCGACCTTGCTGATCCAGCGCGTGTACTCGGGTTGCCGCGCTAACGCCCACGACTGCCAGCGTGCCGACGCGAACCCCTCCGACACGCGCTGCCCGACGATCACGTCGGCGCCGAGCATCGCCTCGAACATGCCCTTCACCGCGACCCTGCTCCACACAGCGTCGTGTCCGCGGCGGGCGAGTTCGTCGAGGGGCATGGCGATTCGGTAGTGGCAGCACCCGAAGTTGTCGCCGGGCCACCCGTACACCTTCACGCTTCGGCCGGTTCACGGCGTCGGTCGACTTCTCGGGGCATGTGGCGAGTCCTTCGAGGTGGTGGGCCAGTCCCGGTTCCGTGTGTAGCCCCGCGCGATCCGGCGGGCGTCCGCTGCCGGGATGAGCCTCGCTTGGCCCACCTTGTGGGTCGGGACGTGCCCTTTCCGGATGTGGTAGTGCACGTTCTCGGCGGTGGTTCCCAGGAGTTCGGCGAGTCCTTTCACGGTGTAGTGGAGCCCGCTGATGGTGGCACCGGTGTCCGTCATCCAGGTGCCGGTGACGGTTTCGCCGGGGAGTCGGGCCATGCGTGGTCCTCCATGTGGGTGTCGGTGACGGGGGATAGGACGGTGGTGTGCCGTCGTGTGGTGTTGATCAGCGTGAATGCTGGGCGGCCTTGCTCGAATCCTACCTCGGTGGTGTAGTATTCGGGTACACCGTCACCACACGGAACCAAGGCAGGCACACATGCACCACCACGCCCGAAAGGGCATCCCCTGGCGCGCGTTCGCCACACCCCTCATGGCCGTTCTGGTCGCCGCTGTCTTCTGCGCGTGGCTCGCCACCCTGGTCACGGCCCGATGAGCGACACCAGACAGTGGGGCGTCCGCATCCCCGACAGCCGCTGGATCAGCGACGTACCCGAAGACACCGCCCACGACGAGGCAGCCCGTTCCGCCGCGTCGGGTGCTGTCTTGGTCAGCCGCGAGACATCGGACGGCGCCTGGGCGGATGTCGCCGACGTGAACCGCTGAGCCTCGCACGAAGACCGAGGAGAACTGACCGCAGTGTCGAGACTGATGAGCGTCGCCATGACTGTGCAGGCCGTCCGGGACCGCACGAAGACCGTGACCCGCCGCAGAGGTTGGTGGGAGAACAAGTACGGCCGCCGCATGCTGTTGCCCGGCGACCGGTTGACGCTGGTCCTCAAGTCCCAAGGCCGCAAGCCGGGTGAGCCGCTGGTCCGTCTCGCCGAGGTCGAGGTGGTCGCCGTGCGTCGCGAACCGCTCAACGCCATCACCGCCGCCGAGGTGGCTTTGGAGGGCTTCCCCGGCATGTCGCCCGCCGAGTTCGTGCGCCGCTTCTTCGTCGAGGCGCAGGACATTTCGCCGGACGTGGAGATCACCCGCATCGAGTGGACCTACATGGAGGACGCCACCGCCATGACCAACAACGACATCACCGCCAGCAAGTACGAAGTGGGCAGGCGTATCCGGTTCCCGCTCGCCGGGCACGTCTACCGCATCACCGCCGTGACCGAGCCCGAGTGCACCTGCGAGTACCCGTACGAGGGTGCGCCTCAGGCCGGGCACCACCCGAACTGCGACGTGGGCGACGAGTCCCAGCGGCGCGTCCGGTTCGCCTCGCCGCGCGACCCGGAGGACTGGACCACCGAGACCGTGGCCGACCTCGACCGCGCCGACGTGACGGTCCTGCCGTGAGCCGTTCGCCAGAGGCCCAGCAGATGCGGGAGACGGCCGAGGACATCCAGGACCGCCGCGACTCCGAGCACAACCGCAACCGACACAGCAACTGAGGGGCAACCGTGAATGACGTCGATCGGACCCGGCTCGCGTGGCTCAGTGCCCGCAGGCGAGCCAGTCGCTACCGCGTAGCACGGGACGTGATCGCCGAGATCGGGAGCCAAGAGAGGGCCGACCTTGAGGCAGAGGTGCGCGAACTGCGCGCCGCTCTGTCGCAGATCGCGGACTTCGTCGGAGCGCCGAGAAGCGAGGGCGAACGAAGGCCGGAAGCGATCGTCAAGAGGGCCAAGGAACTGATCACGGGCATCTCGCGGGCGGCCATGCCTCAGTGGATGCACGTCAACGACGATCCGAACGTACCGAGGAGCACGACATGGCCGACTTCCTGATCAAACGCGGCAAGGCCGCCGTTCACCGGAAGGTGAAGGCGCACGTAGCCCACTACGACGCCCACGGTCAGGTGGACCGCGCGCGGTGCGGCCGGACGGACTTCACCCTGCGGAGCAACGTCCCGTGGGGACTCCGCGTCTGCAAGTCCTGTCTGTCCACCGCTAGCCGCTGACCTCTGTCCCGCCGTGCTCCCGCTTCCCCAGGGAGCACGGCACCCCAACCGAGGACCCGATGTCCACCCGCCGAGACCGACCGCTCAACGAACGCAGAGCACGACACACCGAGGAGACCGACATGCCCAAGCCCCCCGTCGAGCAGTGCCCCGAGTGCGGCACGGTCAAGACCGTCGGCGGCACCTGCCCCAACTCGCTCTGCCCGTCCAGGAAGTAGCCGACCTGACCGACCGAAGGAGACCGACATGGCCAAGGAAGACAAGCCCGATAGCGACCCGATGTTCGACGGCATCGTGCGCGGCGCCCAGGAGTGGAACCGCAAGCAGCAGGACCCGAAGCGCAAGTGACCGACCCGCCTCGTGCCCGACTTCCCCCGGGCACGAGGCACCCCGCCGCCCGGCTGACCCCCTGACCCGAGAGGACACCCCGATGACCGACGTCCCCCGCGAGGGCCCGCTCGCGCTGCCACGCAAGGACGAGTGGTACCCCAACGAGTGCCCGTTCTGCACCCGTGAGGCAGCTCTCGCCTGTGAGGACGCCGCATGTCGTGCCGCTCACCTCGGCGAGGACGGCGAATTTCCCGGCAACGGGCGTGACTCCGGCTGGCTCGCGCAGCCCGCCGAGCCCACCCCCTGCCGTGTCCTCGATGCCCACTGGCCAGGTGTGCCGAACGTCGGGGACATCACCACCGCCGACTGGGCGCCGTGGGCCGGTCGTATCGACTGGCTCACCGCGGGATGGCCCTGCCAGCCCTGGTCCACATCCGGCAAGAAGAAGGGCACCGAAGATGAGCGAGCCATCTGGCCGGCCGTCGCGCGAGCCATTCGCGACCTACGACCCCGCATCGTGCTGTTGGAAAACGTCGCAAGCATCGCTCCTCTCGGAGAGCTGGGCCGAGCCCTCGCCGACCTGGCCAACCTCGGGTTCGATGCGGAGTGGCGTTGTGTACGGGCATCGGACGCCGGTGCTCCCCATCGACGCAGGCGGATCTTCATCCTCGCCGTTGCTGCCGACCGCGCAGGCCAGGGATGGGGATCACTCATCGAGGAGCATGTCGACCGGGTCGGCGGCGAAGCGGTTCGCGCAGGGCAAGCGGAACCTGGACGACGCGATCGCGCTGCTGCCGACCCCGAAAGCCTCGGACACGAACGGCCCCGGAACGCACGGCACGGGCGGCCCGGACATGCGGACAGTGGTGCACCTGCTGCCGACGCCCGCGGCGCGGGACTGGAAGTCGTCGGCGTCGAATCAGCACGGGAAGAACTCGCGTCCGCTGAACGAGGTGGCGGCGCTGCTGCCGACTCCGACCGTGGCGGACGCGGACGGGACGAGGGCGGCACGGGGAGGTGCCGGGTCGGACGAGCTGCTGCTGACGGGGATCGCCCGGCAGGTCTGGAGTGGGGAGCCTACGGACCCGCCGTCCGACGCTGGGAGCTCGTCCTCGGTCGACCTGCACCGGCACCCGTCGTTGTGGGACGACGTGGAGGACGCCAGTTGAGCCCCCAGTTCGTGGAGTGGCTGATGGGCCTGCCCGCCGGCTGGGTCACGGACGTGCCTGGCCTGGCGCGGACGGACCAGATTCACCTGTTGGGCAACGGCGTCGTGCCGGCCCAAGCCCTGTTGGCGTACCGGGCGATGTTGCCCGAACTGATCGAGAGGACCGCGGCATGATCCCCGACCCGGCTGGCCCGACCAGGCCACGCGCAGCCATTCTCGTCGCCGCCCTGTACCTGGCCGGCATCGTCGCAGCGAACTGGGTCACCAGCCGCTACGGCCTCACCCACGTCGGCCTCGGACTGCTAGCCCCAGCCGGCACGTGGTTCGCCGGCGGCGTGATCGCGCTACGCAACACGCTGCAAGACGCGGCGGGCCGCCGCTGGGTGCTCGCCTGCATCCTGGCCGGCGCGCTCCTGTCGTGGGCCACCGGATCCGGGCGGATCGCGCTCGCCTCCGGCACCACATTCCTGGTGTCCGAATCGCTCGACATGGCCGTCTACAGCCGCCTGCGCACCCAGCGCCGTTGGCGTGTCGCGGTGATCGCCGGAACCTGGACCGGCGCCGTCATCGACACCCTGATGTTCCTGGGCCTGTCCGGTCTGGGCATCACCGGACCTGCCGTGGCCGGGCAACTGTTGGTGAAGGCGATCTGGGTGACCGGCACCTACCTGCTGCTCCGCGAAACCATCCAACGCGCCACCGGCACCCGAACCGGGGCGGTGGCAGCGTGACCTACTTCTACCTGGGCACCCACCAGCCCCACTGGCTGGAAACCGCGGGCGTGCCCCTGTTCGTCTCGCACCGCCGTCTGGCCGGGCGCCGTGGCCTGCCGCGCGCCGTGGCCGACTGGGCCCTGGACTCCGGCGGGTTCTCCGAACTGTCCCTGTTCAGCGAGTGGCGCACCACCCCGCAGGAGTACGTGGCCGCGGTCCGCCGCTACGACAGCGAGATCGGCCGCCTGTCGTGGGCGGCGCCGCAGGACTGGATGTGCGAGCCGTTCATGCTGGCCAAGACGGGCTTGAGCGTGGCCGAGCACCAGGCCCGCACGGTCGCCAACTTCGTGCACCTGCAAGACCTGCGGGGCGACGACACGCGCTCGCCGTTCATGCCGGTCCTGCAGGGCTGGCAGCGCGACGACTACCTGCGGTGCATGGACCTCTACGCCGCGGCCGGTGTCGACCTGTCCCGGTTCCCGGTGGTGGGTGTCGGGTCGGTGTGCCGCCGGCAGGCTACCGGGGAGATCGGGCACATCATGGCCTCGATCCGCGCTGTTGACCCCGGGATCCCGCTGCACGGGTTCGGTGTCAAGCGCCGCGGACTGTCGACGTACGGGCACCACTTGGCGTCTGCGGACTCGATGGCGTGGTCGTTCGAGGCGCGACGCGCGGGCGGTCCGATGGCGGGGTGTTCGGGTCACAAGAACTGCGCGAACTGCCTGCGGTACGCGGTGGCCTGGCGTAACAGCGTGCTGGCGGAGATGGCTTCGTCGCATCGTTCAGTGCAAGACGAGTTGCCTTTTGGAGGCGCGGCATGATTCCCGACCCGGCTGGCCCCACCGCCAACCCCAACCCAACCGAACAGGCAGCGCGCGAGCGCATCTACAAGAGGGCCGGTGAGATCGCCGCCAGCGTCTACGCAGGCTGGCGCAACCGCGCCAACCGCGACGCCTACGTGGACGTCGCCATCCGCCAAGCCGCATACGACGCAGCAATGGCCGCCGCCGCGCTCGCTGCCCCAGCGGCACAGCCGGACGACGAAGCCAAGCTCGCGCCCGACGAAGTACTCGACGACGGCGCTAGCTGGGTCATGCCGAAGGGGCAGCTCGAAACGTTCACGCGAGTGACCGCCTGGGTCGAGGACACCAAGCCCGGTGTCGGCCTGATGACGTGGCTGACGACGGTGCCGCTGTCCGCTGAGGAAGGCCGCTCGCTCGGCTGGCGGCTGATCGCTGCCGCTGACTACGCCGACGCCGCCCTTGCGGCACTGAGGGGGAAGCAGCAGTGAGCGAACGCGAGTACCGGATCGAGTACACGATCCAGGCCAACGATGACAAGGGTTGGACCGAAATCGGATTTGGGTCGTCCGGCGCCTGGGACAGCGTCGACGAATCTCTGTACGCCATCGAGTCCTATATCCAGAACCGGCAGTGGGATACCGAGCCGGGGATGCCGGATCCGAAGGAACTGGAGGCTGGCCGATGACAACCGACGACAACGTGCTGCGCGACTTGCAGAGGTCCGTGCTGGAGACGAGCCACGACAACCTGCGCGCCGACTACGAGGCGCTGCTGGCCGAACTGCTGGCCGAGCGGGACGAGGCGCGGTCCCAGGTTGACCGGACGTTCACCGAGACGCGCGGACAGATCGTCCAGATGGCCCGTGGGAATGCGGCGGCGATGAACGAGGTCCGCCGGGAACGAGACGCTGCCCGTGCCCGTGTGGATGCCCTGGAGGCCCGTCTCGCCCGCGCTGTGGTGGTGCCCGAGGACGCGACCGCCCAGATCCGCGGCGTGCTCCGCAGCGAGTTGAACGGTCACGTCCAGCCTGCCGCGGTCACGGCGGTGATCAAGTCGTGGCGGGGTGTGGCCACCCAACCCGCCGAGCCGCCGAGCCCCGACTTCGCGATGCGGGCGTTCGGCCCGTGCACCGAGCAGGGATCACATCACATCTACGGCGAGCTGTTCGATGGCCGCTGCGACGTGCCCGGCCACTGGCCCGCTCCTGCCACCCAACCCGCCGAGCAGCCGAGCAAGGTCACCACGCTGCACGTGACCGCGACCCGCGAAGTCCCGGACGGGCACACCCATCAGCGGGTCCGCTACGAGTGGGAGGGCGACTCGTGGGAGGGCTGGCTGATCTCCTACGGCACGGTGGACGGCGTCGACGAGGCGTACGTCCTGCGCGATGACGGCAAGCCGTGGGTGGTGCTGCGGGAGAACGTCACGGAGATCGGGGCGTCGTCCTGGCCGCACCGCAACGGCTGCAACGGCTGCACCATCCCCGACTACTCCTATCCGACGTGCTGGACCGACGAGCAGGTCAGCGAGGACCAGGCGGCCGATGAGCCCAGCTACGACTATGCCCCCGCCCCTGCCGCCCAACCCGAACCACAGGACGAGGCGCGCGATGACTGAGCCAGCCCTGTTCAACATCGACACGGCGACCGCGAAGGACGCCGGCATCAGCCCGTGCGGCACCTACCGCTACTGGCTCACGCGGCACTGGGCGGACGGACCGCTGCTGGGCTGGATCATGCTCAATCCGTCCACGGCCGACGCGGAGCATGACGACCCGACGATCCGCCGCTGCATTGGGTTCGCCCGCGCGTGGGGCTACGCGGGCATCATGGTGCGCAATCTGTACGCACTGCGGGCGACCGATCCTGCGGCGCTGTGGAACCACCCGGATCCGGTCGGGCCAGACAACGACCTGCACCTTCGCCGATCCGCTGAGTCGCCGTTGACGGTATGCGCCTGGGGCAACCACGGCAGCCGCAATGACCGCAGTCGGACGATCGTGTCCATGCTTGCCGGGTTCGGCGTGCGACTCCGCTGCCTGAAGACGACATCGACCGGCGAGCCGTGGCATCCGCTGTACGTCGCGGCCAGCGTGCTGCCCATCGCATTTCCCGCTCCCTCGTCTGGGTCCGGTACGGAGGCACACGACAAGGAGGACGGCGATGGCGAATGACGACGTGCTCTACATGGAACTGACCGCACAAGAGGACTCGGTCATCGACGCCCTCAAGACAGCCGAGGGCATCGAGCACGACGCGGCCAAGGCGATGTGGGACGACGGCACCATCGAGAACGCCGCCAACGCCGCAGCGTCCGAACTGGGCGACCTGCTCACCGCCATACAGGCGAGGCGCGACCAGATCCCAGCAGCGAACGGAGTCACCTGATGGCCAGTGATGACCTCACCGCAGCAGCCGAGCGGGCGCTGATCGAGCAGGCGTGCAACCACGCGGTCATGAAGACCACGCATCGAGGCGACTGGATCGCCGACGAGCAGGCCGTGGCACGAGCAGCGATCGAGTTCTACCGCCGCAACGCCGCGCCTGCCCCGACAGTGGGCCGGGAGGCGCTGGTCGAGATGATCGGCGACCTGTCCAACCACAACCCGTTCCCCGAAGCCGAGGACATCGCCGACGGGCTGCTGTCCAGCTACCACGTGACCGCCAAGCAGGGAGACGACCGTGGCTGACCTCGCGCTGATCGTCGAGGGCTCGGTCTGTTGTCCGAACTGCGACACGTCGCTGCTGGAGGGCGTGACGTGGCGGACGCCGTTGGAGAACGTGCGCCGCGCTGGCTGGCGTCGGCGTCGCACCGTCGGTGACTGCCCGAACTGCGGGCGTACCTACCGAGTCCCACGGGAGGCTCTCCGTGCCCAGTGACCTCGACCGGGCGATCCGGGAACGGCTGGCGAAGGACCGCTACGACGCCGCGATGATCGACCGCGACGTGCACGTCTACGGCTACTCCTGGACGCCCTGGGAGGACCTCGACGCCGACGACCGCGACTACTGGATGGATGCCATCGACGACGCCGCCAGTCTGGGTGTGGCCGGCGAGCGAAAGGAAGACGAGACGCATGGCTGACGACGACGAGATCGGCCAGCCATGCGGCGTCAGGAACCACGGCAAGGATCACCGCGCCCGCTGGTCCATCTGCAACCTCGAAGGCCACGACCTGCAGCCGGTAGTCCGCGCGTTCGCCTGCGGGCGGCACCTCCACAGCGTGCTGGAGGACATGCCGTGGGAGATGGACTGCGTGCAGATCTACGACCTGAGCGACGGCGAGCGCACGTCGTGACCTCCCGTCTCCACCCTTCAGGCGAGGACCACACCGGACGAAAGGACGACGGCACGTGAGCGACGAAGTGGTCTCGGGAGAGCCGAGCCCGTACGAAGTCGACCTCGGCGGCCGGATCGCGCAGGCACGCCAAGCGGCAGCGCTGACCCAGGCCGAACTAGCCGACCACCTCAACCTGACGCGCTCGTCCGTGGCGAACATCGAAGCTGGCCGCCAAGCGATCCTCGCGGAGCGTGTCGTGCAGATCGGCGAGGCGACCGGGACCGATGCGCGCTGGCTGCTGACAGGAGACGCCTACGCGCCGCCGCTGCGTCCTCGCCTGCTGTCCGCGAAACAGGCCGCCCAGGTCGGTCGGGCCATCACGGCGCTCCAGGCCGTGGCGCGGGATCTGGACGTCTCGCTCGAACCGACTGGCGAGGACCACACCGCCACAGACAGGGAGACTGGCGGACATGACGGATGACCTGGTGACTCGACTGCTCGCAGCGATCGAGGCCAAGGACGCCAAAGCGCGAGCGGTCAGATGCCCAGCGGAGTGGCACGTCGGCAACGGCAGTGAAGAGTGGAACTCGCCGGAGATGGTCTACATGTGGCCGCCGGAGTTCCACACCCCGTACGAGCAGGACAAGCACTGGCGCGGCCTCCAGACCGATGGCACAGAGATGGCCGAGCACATCGCCGACAACGACCCGGCCGACGTGCTGCGCGGGTGCGCAGCCGACCGGAAGATCCTCAATCTGCACCTGCCGCACAGGGCTGGCGGCTATGTCGATTGCCTGACTTGCCGCGTGCCCTATGTGCCGGAAGACGAGGCTGAGGCGTGGCCTTGCGACACCATCCGCGCGCTGGCCGAGCGCTACAGGCTCGACACGGGGCGGACATGAGCGACGACGGGGACCGGGCCACAGCCCTCACGGACGACACCGGGAGGGCCGCGCATGATCGTCGCGAATTCGCGCTCACGCACCCGTTGAGCGGCACGGAAGGTGACCTCGAGCCGTGGCGGGCGGTACAGGAGCAGCGAGACGGGAACCTTCTGATGTCGATCCTCGCGGTGGACCGTTGAGCGCGTCTCAACGATGGGCTGCCAGTCTGGCATGCCTCCCTTTCTCTCTGGACTCCTGACTATCAGCGCCGTTTGTCGTCGGCAGGCAGGGTGGAGCGCGCCGCTGTCGGGATGCTGGCTGGTGTTGGTGGTGACGTGGAGTGGTGGCTGTGGAACAGCGGCCAGCGGGTGGGGCATCTTCGGGTGCCGGTGACTGCGGCCGAGAACCGCCAGTCCCCGCCTGGGTGCGTGGTGGGGGATGCTGGCGATTCGGGTCCGTTGCGGGCGAGGACTCGCCGATGACGATCCGATGCGAGACCACCCGAACTGTCACCGTGACGAAACCTGGGTGACGGTTCGGTACCGGCTACGGGACGACTTCGATCGGCGATTCGACCGCGGCACCGTCCACCACACGCCACGCCCGCACCGCCGAAGCATCCGGGGCGGTAGACACGATCAGGTAGTGGGCTCCCGGTTCGGCCGCAGATTCGATGTCTGTGCGGGACATGGTCGAGCCGCTGTTGGTGTGGGAGTGGTAGATCACCAGCGGCGCGCGGCCAGCGTCGGCGAGCTGTTGCCACACAGTCAACTGCTCCTGCGGGTCGAACCCGTACCGCACGCTCGACTTGTGCGTGTTGGTCATGGGGATGACCTCGTCCGGGTCGCCGCCGACCGGGCCGGCGAGTATCCCGCAGGCCTCAACGGGGTGGGAGTGGCGGCAGTGGGTGGTGACGGCGTCGAGGATCCGTCCGGGCATCCGCAGCATCCCCGGAGGTTACGGGCCCGGCCCGACGGGGTGTTGGGGGTTTCCAGGTCGGGCGGGCAACCATGCAACCCGCGGCCGGTGTCGCTGCGCACGCGCCCCGTGTGGCGCCGTTGACGTGGGACACCTTCACCGCTGCGAACGGCTGGTGCTGGCGTGTTGCGTGAGTGGTGGGTGACGTCGGTGGGGGACTGGGTGGGATTGGTCGACTGCGAGGTGGAGATCGACCCTGGTTTGTCGAGGGTTCCTCGGCGCGCTGGCACATAGGACCCGCTTGACCGGACATTTCGTGGACAACTCCACCTCTAACCTACGATAACCTTGCTTATCGTAGGTTAGAGACGGTAGCCTGATGTCACCACAGACAGAACGGCACCACGGAGCAACCCGGATGAACACCACGATCACCGTCCACCCCGCAGGCGGCACAGCCAACCTCGGCGTCAACCAGATCCCCATGACCGCCGCCGTCAAGGCTGCCCCCAAGACCCCGCTCGCCTCCGGCGCCGGCGACGTCCGGGTCTCGAAGGACGGCACCTGGCGCTACGTCCGCGAAGGCCGGGTCGCCGTGCAGCACCAGCCCACCGGCGAGTGGATGTGGGACGAGCTGGACCGCATGCAGCTGGGCTTCACGTCGATGGCGGAGGCCCGCCGGTTCACCTTCGAGGTCGACGCCCAGGCGCTGGCCGACTCCACGCCGTTCGACGGTGACCCCGACTGCCGCTGCATCCGCGCCTGCGCCTGCGGCTCGACCAGCACCGACCCGCTCGACTGACCCACCCACCCGCCCGTCCCTGCGTCCTTGGAGGACACATGACCACCACGACCGTGAGCCGCCTGGACCTGTTGGAGAAGCACGGGCGCAACCGTCTGGCCATCCACATCCGTCCCGGCCAGTTCGTCCGCATGTACGACGAGAACGTCGACCCCTTCGTGGTGCGCGTGTTCCGCTGGGACGAAGGCGTCGACGTGCCGACCGGCCAGCAGATGTGCCGGATCTTCGGGTTCGACGCCGACAAGCCGGTCACCGAGGACTCGCCCGTGGAGTGG